ATGAGGCTCGCCTGTCAGACCGCCGAGACCGCGCGGATGTTTGGCGCGGCGGAGCCTGTCGGCTACGTGCTGACCAAGGTCAGCGCCTCGGGCCGGCGGTACTGGTTCACCGGCGTGCTGGAGGCGGTCGACGTCGCCGGCGGCCCCAGCCGGCTCATCGGCAAGAGCGGGCTGCTGGCGGGCGACGCCCATGTGTTCGCGTTCGAGGGGCTGCCGTCGTCGCTGGCGAGGTTCCTGAACAGCTGGGGCATCGGCGGCGCGAGCTGGCAGGTCGAGCCGCTGATCGCCGATGTCCCCGAAGGCGCCGCGTGATGTGCCCGCTCGTTGCCCTGAGCGGGATCATCGGCGGACTGGCCGCCCTGATCGTGCTCGGCCTCGGCCTGTACATCTTCCTCTATCCACGCGCGGCCGAACAGGCAGAGGAGGACGCGCTGTGCGATCCGTATCTCGCCGCCCAGGCCAAGGCCGCCCGGCGCGGCCAATCCCCCTCCAGTCACCCGGGAAAGGGACCTTCGGAGTGACCGGAGCAAGGCGCCCCATCGGCCCTTCCTCCCAGCCTTAGCCGGGCGGCAGCAGGTGCCGCAGAGCATCGCCGCCCGGTTCCTTTCACCCGGTTTCATTCGACAGGGCAAGAGTTCAAGAGATCATGCAGGTTCAATCGATCAAGATCGCCGACATCACGGTCCCGGAGGGACGGCTCAGGGACATCGATCCGGAGTGGGCGCAGGCGCTCGCCGGCATGTTCGCCGAGGTTGGGCACAAGACGCCGATCGACGTAGCGGCCACGGAGACGGGCTTCGAGCTGGTCGCGGGCGGGCACCGGCTGGCGGCGGCCAGGCTGTGCAAGTGGAAGACGATCGAGGCGCGGGTGCTGGAGCCCACGGGCGCGCACCGGGCCGAGGAGCTTCGGCTGCACGAGGTTCTGGAGAACCTGGCGCGCAAGGACTTCACCGCGCTGGAGCGGTGCGAGGCGCTGGCCGAGCTGAAGCGTATCTACGAGGCGCTGCACCCGGAAACGAAGCACGGCGGCGACCGCAAGAGTCAAGCCACGAAAAACAAAGCAGAAAATCAAGAGCCAATTTTTGGCTTTTGCCAGAATGCAGCACAGAGCACTGGCCTATCACTCAGCGCCGTAAAGCTCGCCGTGCAGATCTTCGAGGGCCTGTCGCGCGAGAGCCGCGAGCGGCTGAAGGGCACGGCGTTGGCGCAGAAGCAGAGCGAGCTGAAGGCGCTGGCCGCGCTGGACGCGGGGCTGCAGAAGACGGTCCTGGACCTGATTTTCGTCGAGCCGCCGCAGGCGGGCTCGACCGCCGAGGCGCTGATGCTGATCGACGGCAAGCGCCCGCCATCACCCACCGACCGGCTGTTCCGGACCGTGTCCGACAGCCTGATCAAACTGCCCAGGGCGTCCCGGTCGGCGGTGTTCCGCCAGCACAAGGCGGAGATCCTCGCCCTGGCCAAGAGGGAGAACTGGTTCGATGCGTAACCCTCGCGACCCATACACCTACGATCTGTTCAAGGACTATCAGCCGCCGCGCGTCAGCGTCGGCTACGAGCCCGGCGCCATCAAGGGCACGCGGCTTGCGTCGCGGATCAGCCGCGCCGTGGCCAGGGCGATGAAGGAAAGCGGCAAGGACCGCACCACGATCGCCGGGCTGATGAGCGAGAAGCTCGGCCGTCGCGTCACGGTGACGACGCTGGAGGCGGACGCCTCGGAAGCCAAGACGGGCAACCAAATCACCCTGGAGCGCTTCATCGCGCTGATCCAGGCGACCGGCCGGACGGAGCTGCTCGGCTTCGTCGCCGAGCCGTTCGACCTGGTGGTGATCCCCAAGCGCTACGAGAACGTGATCGAGCTGGCCCTGATCGAGGACCAGCAGAAGATGATCGAGAGCCGGCGCCGGCTGCTGCAGGCGCAACTGAGGAGGGGGGCATGAAACACGTCGATATTCACCCGTGCTTTTCCTGCAAGCTGCCGGATTGCGATGACCAGTCATCGGATTGCGGACTGCGCCGGGCCTGCAACGCCTACCGCAGGTGCATCAAGAAAGGCGAAGAGATCTCCCAGGAAATGAGGGCAAAGTACAACATTGCCTACAAGGAGATCTATGCCGATCGCCGGAACGCAACGCGGCGGGGGGAACCGGCATGAGGCTCTGGATGACGGCCCAGGAACTGGCGGACCTCCGGCTCGACGGCTTTCCCTCGACCAAGCGCGGGGTGCAGAAGCTGATCGACCGGGACGGCTGGGCCGCGTCCGGCCTGGCGCGCCGGCGCGAGGGCCGGGAGGGCGGCGGCGGGCTCGAATACCATATCGACCTGCTGCCGCTCGCCCAGCGGCTCGCCTATGCCGGCACGTTCGTGCGGATCGAGCGCGAGGACTTCGTTACGGAAACGGACGTCAGCCTGTCGCCGGTCGAGCGCAGCGCCCGCGACGCGCGGCTGATCGTGCTCAAGGTGGCCGAACGGTTCCGCGCGCAAAGCGGCATGGGTGCGACCTCGGCCGATCACCTGTTTTCGCAACTCTACGAGGCCGGCCAGGTGCCCGTGCCGGAGTGGGTCAAGGAGCAGGTGAAGCGGGTGTCGCTGCGCACGCTGGCGCGCTGGCGCCAGGAGATGCGCAGAGACATCAACCGGCTCGCCTTCGATCCGTCGAACGCGCGCAAGGGCACCGGCGTGCTCGACCGGGCGGAGGGCGGGCGGCTGCGGTCCTACTGCCTGGCGCTCTACGCGTCCAACCAGTTCCTCAGCGCCAAGCATATCAGGAACGCCGCGCTCGCCGAGTTCGGGCAGAGTGTCCTGGTCGACGGCGCCAGGGGACAGGCACGGGTGCCGATGCCGCCTTTAAGGACGTTTCAAAACGCCCTTAAAGGCTGGAAGGACAGCCACCGCAACGAGCTGATGCGGCTGACCGATCCGGACGCCTACAAGTCGAAGGTCCGCTTCTCGGCAACGGGGGCGACCCGCGCCGAGCGGTTCAACGAGCTATGGCAGATCGACGCCTCGCCCTCCGACGTGATGACCAAGGAAGGCCGGCGCAATCTCTACATGCTGACCGAAATCTATTCGCGCAGCGTGCTGCTGTTCTTCACCGAGACGCCGCGCGCGGCGGCGGTCGGGATGATGGTGCGCAAGGGGATCCTGACCTGGGGCGTGCCGGAGACGATCAAGACGGACAACGGCTCGGACTTCAAGGCGACCGCCACCCGGAGGCTGATGGACGCGCTCGGGATCGTCCAGGACTTTTCCGCCGCCTATTCGCCCGAACAGAAGGGCGCGGTGGAACGGGTGATCGGCACGTTCCAGCGCGACTGCGCGGCGACCCTGCCGGGCTTCATCGGCCACTCCGTCGCCGACCGCAAGGTGATCGAGGCACGCAAGGCGTTCTCGGCGCGGCTCGGCACCGACGACGACGTGCTGTTCCAGGTCGATCTGACCGGCGCCGAGCTGCAGGCCGAGGCCGACCGCTGGGCGGCGCTGCAATACGCGCACACGCCTCACGAGGCGCTGAAGCGCAAGACGCCGTTCCAGGTCGCGAGCGCCTGGCAGGGCAGCATCCGGGCGATCAGCGATCCGGCGAGCCTGGACGTGCTGCTGGCGCCGGTGGCCGGCAAGGACGGTCTGCGCCGGGTGACCAAGCAGGGCGTGAAGGTGGACCGCGATTACTACGTGCCGTTCGGCGTGCTGCCGGGCCGCGAGGTGTTCTGCCGCCGCGACCCGGAGGATCTCGGCCGGTTGTGGCTGTTCGAGCCGGACGGGGAAACCTACCTGGGCGAGGCCATCTGCCCGTCGCTGTCCGGTGCCGATCCGGTCGAGACCATCGCCAGGGCCCGCGCCATGCAGAAGGCGCTGGAGGAAGCGGCGCTCGCCGACATTCGCCGCGAGAAGCGCAAGATCACGCCGCGCACCGTCATGGACGCGCAGCGCGCCGCCTACCAGCACAACGCCAGCGTGCTCGCCTTCCCGCAGACGCGGGAAAGCCACGCCACTGCGAAGATCGAAGCCGCCGCCGCCGTCCGCAAGAAGGCCACCGGTCCCAAGCCGCTCTCCGACCGGGAGGCGGCGGTGATGGAAAGCCTGAAGGCCGCGCCGGCGCCGCAGCCGGCGCAGGTGCACCAGATCTCCGACCTGGAAACCCCGGACGCGCGCTATCGCCGCGCGCTGCAGTTCGAACAGCGGATCGCCTCCGGCGTCGCCTTGCCGGAGCGCGACGCGCTGTGGCTGACGAGCTACCAGGCCGGACCGGAATACCGGGCCCACAAGCTGCTGTCGCAGCACGGGGCCTCCAGGAAACGCGTGCCGCCCGCGTCGTGATGGGCAAGAAAACGGCCCCGAAGGAGGCAACCTCCGGGGCCGGCAATCGACAACTCCAAGAGGATGGAAGCATGACCAAGCTTGACACGCCTGTCAAGAACGCCGCCGGCGGACTGGCCGCCCTGAAGAACGTCGCCCGGTTCATGACGCTGGTGGAGACGCTGCGCGGCCGCAGCGCGCACCTGCCCGGCATCGGCGTCTTCAACGGCCCGTCCGGCTACGGCAAGAGCTATTCGGCGATCTACGCGCAGAACCTGACCGGGGCGCTCCGCGTCGAGGTGGGCGACAGCTGGACGCGCAAGAAGTTCCTGCAGTCGATCGTGCGGGAAGCCGGCCACGAGCCGGGGCGGGCGACCATCGCCGACCTGACGGAACAGGCGATCCTGGTGCTCGGCGACGACTGGGACCGGCCGCTGATCATCGACGAGGCCGACAAGCTCGCGGACAAGGGCATGCTGGAGCTGGTGCGCGAGATCCAGGAGCACTCCCAGGTGCCGATGCTGCTGATCGGCGAGGAGCTGCTGCCGGCCAAGCTGCAGCAGGTCGAGCGGGTGCACAACCGGGTGCTGGAGTGGGTGCCGGCCGAGCCGTGCGACATCGACGACACCCATGCGCTGGCCGATCTGTTCTGCCCGGAGCTGACCCTGTCCGACAGCCTGCTGGAACGGCTGCTGGAGCGCTCCGGCGGCCGGGCGCGGCGGATCGTGGTCAACCTCAACAAGCTCAAGGAACACGCGCGCAACCGGCAGCTTTCGAAACTGTCGGCGGAGGCCTTCGCCGACGACTGGTTCTACACCGGCGAGCCGCCGCGCCGCCTGTCGAGGAGGGTCGCCTGATGCCGATCCAGCTTGAACTGAAGGTGACCGCCGGCACGCCGGTCTATCGCGGCCACGACCATTACTGGAGCGTGATCCGGGACCTCGGCGCAGGCGGCGGCCTGTTCACCCGCGACGAGGTGTGCAAGCGCTGCAACGATCCGACCGACAGGTGCATCGACGACTTCCTCGGCCGCCTGAAGAAGGCCGGCTACCTGAAGGTGGTGCGCAGCGAGTTTGGGCCGACGGCGCGCGGCGGCAAGGCGCGCGCCGACGTCTACGAGCTGCTGAAGCGGCCGGCGCAGACCCCGATCGTCAACCGCGACGGCTCGATCGGCACGCAGGGGCTCGGCCAGGCGCAAATGTGGACGGCGATGCGGTCGTTGCCGCATTTCACCAAGCACGAGCTGGCGATCGTCGCCTCGACCGAACTGGTGCGGGTCGCGGTCGAGGCGGCCTCGCGCTACGCCCGGCTGCTGGAAAAGGCGGGCTACCTGCAGGTGGTGCGCGGCGGCAGGCCGGGCACGCCGCGCGTCTGGCGGCTGAAGCCGTCGATGAACACGGGGCCGCAAGCGCCGAAGATCCTGACCGGCAAGGTCGTGTGGGACGCCAACCGACAGCAGGTGATGGGCACCATGGACGCGGTCGAGGTGGCTGCATGATCACCATGACCGAAAAGGCCAGGGCCGCCTGGGGACCGGCGCTGCCGGACTGGGTGCGCGAGCTCGCGGAGCTGGCGACCCGCAGCGGCCTCAACGCCTGCGCCCGCCGCCTCGGCTACTCGTCGACCACGATCAGCCAGGTGATCTCGGCGAAGTATCCGGGCGATCTCGAAAGACTTGAGGAGACCGTGCGCGGCGCGCTGATGGGCAAGACCGTCGGCTGTCCGGTGCTCGGCGAGATCGGCCTGGACGCGTGCCTGGCCTGGCAGGCCAAGCCGCGCGCCGTCACCAACGCCATCCGCAGCCGCGTCTATCGCGCCTGCCGTTCCAACTGCCCGCACTCGCGCCTGAAAGGACACTCGCATGTTGAGCGATGACATCACAAATCTGTGCCGCAACCTGTTCGTCAAGTCGGCCGAGCTCGGCCGCGACGATCCGATGCACGGCTACCTGATGAAGGTGGCCGGCCGGCTGCAGGCGCTGCGCGACCAGGCGTTCGAGCTGGAGCGCGCGCGGATCGCGCCGCAGTTTCGCGGTCCCGTGCTGATCGACCTCAGCAACGACAAGGTGATCCCGCTCGCCCGCTTCAAGCGTCCCGTGAGGCCGCAGGCCGGCGACGGGGGAGGTGCGGCATGAGCGAGGCCCTGCACGATTTGGTCGACGAGATACTGGCCGCGGTCTTCGACGGCCGCGGCCCGGACACGCCCGCCTCGATCGCGGCCGCCGAGGTGGCCGCCCGGCTGCTCAGCGGCGGCACGAGCCGCGCCGACCTCGTCCAGTCCATCAGCCGACTGATCGTCGCCGTCGATCAGGAGTTGCGCCAGCGCGAGATGCTGCGTCGGGAAGCGGCCGAGCGGCGGCTCGTGCCGGCCCCGACCGGCCGGCGCTGGCGGGTCAACCCGCTGCTCGACACGATGCTCCCCGACCTGAGGCGCGACGGCCAAGCCGATCCGACCCCGACCCTCATGGGCGACCCGGCGCCGGGCCGCTCCGCCCTCGACCAACGCAATGGAGGTATTCAGTGACCGACATCCCCGCAACCGACCCCGCAACCGACGACGGCGTCATCGACATCGCCGGCAAACCCTACATGGCCGACGCGAAAGGCTCCCTCGTGCCGCTCGAAATGGTCAAGCCGATGGACAAGCTGCAGGACGAGCTGGTCCGCAAGGTGTTGGGCTTTGCCCGCGACCTGAGCGCCCAGATCGGCCGGTTTCGCGGGCACACATTCGAGGACATCGGATCTCTCGAAGCGCTGCTCGCCCAGGAGTACGACGCCACGATCGGCGGGCGGAAAGGCAACAAGACGCTGCTCAGCTTCGACAGCCGGATGAAAATCGAGGTGAAGGTCTCGGATTTCATCGACTTCGGCCCGGAGCTCCAGATCGCCAAGACGCTCATTGACGAGTGCCTCAACGAGTGGTCGGCCGAAAGCCGGCCGGAGATCCGCGCCATCGTGACCCGCGCCTTCAACACGGACAAGGCCGGCTGCATCAACAAATCGGAAATCTTCATGCTGCTCCGGCTCGATATCGAGGACGAGCGGTGGCGTCGCGCCATGGACGCGATCCGCGAGGCGATGCGCGTCGTCGGGTCCAAGACCTACCTGCGCTTCTACGAGCGCGCCTCGGCCGACGCGGCCTGGGAACCCGTCACCATCGATCTGGCGAGGGCGTCGTGATGGCGAACGAGAAGTCCGCCGACGAACGCAAGCTGCGCCGGCTGACCGATTTGCTCGATCGCGCGCTTTTCGAGCTGCGCGGCGAGCTCGTGTCGATGGTCGAAACCGCGTGCGAGCTCGCCTGGGACGGCATGGATCATGTCCCGGTGCCTGGCACGGCCTGCCCGGTATCGGTGCCCGGCATCGCCGCGCGCGCGCTGCTCATCATCGAGATCGAGGCGGAGATCGGCAGGCCGGCCGAGCATCCGGAGCCGCAGTGGCTGGACGATCTGCTCGATGGCAAGTGGGGGCTGATAACATGATCTACGCCGTAGGACACCGTGACACCTATGAGACGGCGCTTGACCGGTCCCAGGTGATGAAGATGGGCAAGCGCGAGGTCTTTAAAGGTGTGCCCTACGCCGGCTGCGCCGTCTGGAGGACCGCGGCAGAGGCGCGTGAGTATCTGCTTCGGACCGGGTACGACACCTATGAGGTCTACGGCGTCGTTGCATCGTGGGAGCTCCACACCGAGCAGATTGATGGCGAGCCATTCCGCCGACTGCTCCATGACTGCCTCCTCCTGCGGATCGGGAGCGAGCGGTCATGAAACCCGCCGCTGTCCTGCGAGTTTCCTTTGAAGATTGCGGCCAGGATTTCCTGTGGTGGGAGATCGACACCGCGACCGGCCGCATCGTCGGGTGCAGTCCCCTTCAAGGTGGTCTGTGGGCGAGCGGCGACTATCGTGTCGATCTTGACACGATCTCGGTCGCGCGGCGCCCGCGCGTTTATCACCGACATCGGGCTAGGTCCCGCACATTAAATCATTTGATCGTCGCCATCGGCCCGGCGCCTCAGGGGGGGGGTATTCGATGCCTTTGATCCACGAGTTGATCCGCGAGGCGCCCTGTAAGGAGGGAGGACTTTGACATGTCCATCCGCGGCCACGATCCCGGCCACGATCCCGGTGCCCGCCGCCAGGAGCTGCTCGGCGAAGCCCGGCGCCACCGCTACAGGCTGCACCGATTGCCAGGGCTGACCGCCGAGCTCCGGGCGGTCACCAACGAGCTCTTGCGACAGGAGCTCTCGACGGCCGCTCGCGCGGCCACGGCGTCAACCGAGGGTCCGGACGAGGAGCGTCCGGACCGATTGAGATGGTGGGACAGATGACAGCACACGCACTCATCCACGTGGGGCTCAAGCAGCTCGGCATCGCCGGCGACGACGCCCGCGACCTCTACGAGCGGGTGACAGGCGCGCGCAGCCTGCGCGCCATGACGCCGCCGCAGCACCAGGCGGTGGTGGACGAGCTGCATCGCCTCGGCTTCAAACGGTCTTCGAGGTCCGGGTCGGCCAAGCGCGCCACCGGACCCTACGCCGGCAAGCTGCAGGCTCTGTGGATCGCGGGCTACAATCTGGGCGTCGTGCGGGACAAGACCGACGCGGCGATGATCGCCTTCTTGAAGCGCCAGACCGACCTCGACCATCACCGCTTCCTGCGCGAGGCTGCCGACGCCAACAGGGCGATCGACGCGCTCAAGCTCTGGATCCGGCGCGCCACGGGCAACGACGGACTGTTCCGCAAGGATCGCAGTCTGCCGGATCTCTACAACGACTTCCGCTTTCAGATCGTGCTGCACATCTGGTCGGAGCTGATCAAGAGAAACGCCGCGCCGGCCGGCACGCTGACTGCCTGGCTGATCCAGACCATCGGCAACATGCCAACGGAGCTGACGGCCAAACAATGGATCGCCGCGCAGAACCGGCTCGGCAAGCTGCTGCGGGAGGTGAAAAAGTGACGGCCAAGCTGCCCGAACCGCCCGCCAACGTCGCGCCCTTCGTCGAGGCGCTCGGGGTCGACGACGCGGTCGCGCTGTTCCTGAACCTGGGCGGGACCGAGGTCTACCTGCCGGCCCAGTCGTCCAGGCGGTCCATGGCCGCGCGCACCATCGGCGCCGACAAGGTCGACGCCCTTGCGCGCGTGCTCGGTCACGGCTATTACAGGGTGCCGGTGGCGAACACCTGGATCGCCCAGGTGATGCGCGCCCGTGGCGCGACCAACGCGGAAATCGCCCGCACGCTGCGGGTGGACGTTTCGACCGTGCGCAAGTGGCTGCCCGCCCAGGACGGCCCGTCGCGGCAACTGGATTTCTTCTCCAGGACCGGCTGACGGCCGGTCCTGTGGCCCTCAGGCACACTCCCGGATTTAGACCCGCATGAGCGCCACCCGCGCCGCCGCGCGGGTGATAGTCCTTTCCCGATCATGACAGATTGACCGTGAAGCGTTCTTGAGGCGCGCCATCACGGTGCGCCTTGCGCGATGCGAGGCCCGTCATGACCGACCCCTTCTACATTTACCGCCCCCTGCTCGACCTGATCGGCCGGTCCGAGGGCACCGACCGTGGGCGCGGCTACAACGAGACGCTCGGCTACGGCGCCTTCAGCGGCGGCGACCACGACCTGGTCGCCATGACGCTCGACCAGATCGACGAGCTGCAGACGGCGATGCTGGCCCATCCGAAAAACTCCCTCAATTCCTCCGCGCTCGGCCGCTACCAGATCGTGCGCACCACGCTGCGCAAGATCCGCAAGCAGCTGAAGCTGTCCGGCCTGGAGCTCTATTCGGCGGAGATGCAGGACCGGCTGGGCTGCTACCTGCTCGGCGTGCGCGGGATCGACCGCTGGCTTGGCGGCGTGATCAGCCGCGACGCGCTGATGGACGCGCTCGCCAAGGAGTGGGCCTCGCTGCCCACCTCCAAGGGGGTCGGCCATTACTCGGGCCAGCGCGCCAGCGTCAGCACGGCGGCGGTTTTCCTGGCGCTGGAAGAGGTGCAGCGGCGGCGCGGCCTGCATACCGGCGCGCCCGTGACGGCAAAGCCGCCTCAATCCGCCTCCGGCAAGGATGCGGCGGCGGCGGGAGCGGCCGCAGCGGCGGGCACCTGCGCGGCCGCCGTCACCGAGACCGACAACACCCTGGTGCTGCTGCTCGCCGGAACGCTCGCCATGGCCGGCGTGCTTGCCGTCTATCTGGCCTGGCGCCATCGCACCGTCATCCGCGCCTTCCTCAAATCCATGGGAGACAAGCTATGAGCCCGCTTCTGGCCATCGCGCTCGACATCGGCGCGAACGTGCTCGCCAAGGTCCTGCGCCAGCACGGCGGCGCGCCCGGCGGGATCGCCGCCGACGTCGCCGAGACGGCGGTGCGCTCGATCGCCAATCAGCTGGGCGTCGAGCCGAGCGAGCAGGCGATCGCGGAGCGCTACGCGCAAGACCCGCAAGCGGTCCGCCAGGCGGTGACGGCGGTGGACGCGGACCTGGGCGCGGTGGCTCAGGCGGCCAGCGAGGCGGTGCGCTCCTATCACGGTGTGCTGCTCGCGGACGCCAAATCCGACAGGCTGCTGAACCGGATCTGGCGGCCGCTGAACGGCATCCTGTTCGCGCTGGCGTGTTTCGCCCTGGTCGGCTCGTTCTGCCGGCTGATGTACATCGGCGACACGGCGACCATCGCCAATGCCTCGGTCGCCTACGGCTTCCTGGGCACGGTGCTGGGCACCTGGGCGGGCGTCGTCGGGGTCTATGTCTGGCGGCGCTCGGACGAAAAGTGCCGGGGCCACGCGTGAGCCAGGCGAGCAACTTCGACGTCGAGCTGGCCGAGGCGCGGGTCGAGAGGGAGCGGGAGGCCGGGGTCAACGCGGTGCGCGCCCGGCTTCAGGGGGCGGGCGCGGCCGACTGCGTCGATTGCGGCGAGGAGATCCCGCCGGCGCGCCGCCGGGCGATGCCCTCGGCGCGGCGCTGCGCGGGGTGCCAGACCAGGATCGAGGGGAGGCACCGGTGATGCAGGAGATCAAGGAGTGGCTGGGCGCGGTGGCGACGGCGTTGTCGATCGGAGCGATCGTCTACACCTGGCTGACGGCGCGCTCGCGCGCCAACAGCGACACGATCAACAGCCACGAGCGCAAGCTGCGCGAACACGACCGGCGGCTCCAGAAGGTGGAGAACGAGGTGGACCACCTGCCGACCAAGGACGACTTCAACGAGTTGTCCCTGAAGCTTGAGCGCTCCAACGGGCTGCTGGGCAAGATCGAGGCCGAATACAAGGGCCTGCACGAGGCGGTGAGAAGGATCGAAAAGTATCTGCTAAGCGGGAAGGGACAGACATGACCGGCGGCAAATACGACGATTACCTGGAACAGCGGGGCCGGCTGATCATCCTCCAGCAGCTGGCCTGCGAGTTCAACGGACACATGCACGAGGAGCGGATCCAGGGGATCCTGGATCGCTACCTGATCTCGCGCTCGATCGAGTGGGTGCGCACCCAGCTGCGCAAGCTGTCCGAGCTCGGCGCGGTCAAGCTGCAGCAGGACGGCGGCAAGCTGATCGCCGGCCTGACCCGCGTCGGGCGCGACCACATCGAGCGCCGCTCGCCGCTCGACGGCGTCGCCTGGCCGGACGACGAGGCGTGAGGGGGCGGCGATGAACACCGAGGGCCGGGGCCGGCTGTCGAGCCTGGAGATGCTTCCCGAGGAAGCGGACGCGGATCTGCTGTGGCTCAACGACGAACTGCGCGCCGCCAAGCGGCCGCAGACGGCGATCCTCGCCGACTTCAACGCGCGGCTCGCCGATCGCGGCATCGCGCCGATCTCCAAGGGCGCGTTTTCGCGCTATTCGGTGAAGAAGGCCCGCCAGTGGCGCGACTACGACGAGCGGCTGCGCCTGTCGCGGGATCTTGTTGAAAGCATGGGCGCGGACGGCGCCGACAAGATGACGGTGGCCGTGGCCGAGCGGCTCAAGATGGCGGTGGACGGACTGCTGGCCGAGGGCAACCTGTCGCCAAAGGAGGTCGCCCAGCTCGCCAACGCCAACCGGGCGGCGGTGACGGCGCAGCGCCACGCCATGGAGATCCGCCGCTCTCTGGAGGAGGAACAGCGCCAGAAGCTCGCCGAGGTCGCCCGCGAGGTCGCCGAGGTCGGCAGGCAGGCCGGGATCTCGGCCGAGACCATGGCGGAGATCAACCGCCGGATCACCGGAGGGGTGTGAATGGGCCGCGCGCTTGTCATCCCGACGAACCAGGAGGCGATCTTCCTTCCCTACCAGGCGCGCTGGGTCTACGACATGTCGCGGCTGAAGCTGATGGAAAAGGGCCGGCAGATCGGCCTGTCCTGGTCGACCGCCTATGCCTGCGTGTCGCGGACCGCGCTCGCCGGCGCGCGCCATGACCAGTGGGTGTCGTCGCGCGACGACATCCAGGCGCGGCTGTTCCTGGAGGACTGCAAGCTGTGGGCGTCCGGCATCGATCTCGCCGCGCGCGACCTCGGCGAACAGGCGATCGACGAGGACGGCAAGCACAGCGCCTATGTGCTGCGGTTTTCCAACGGCCGCCGCATCCATTCGATGAGCTCCAACCCGGACGCCCAGGCGGGCAAGCGCGGCGGGCGCGTGCTCGACGAGTTCGCGCTGCATCCCGATCCGCGCAAGCTCTGGTCGATCGCCTATCCCGGCATCACCTGGGGCGGCAACATGGAGGTGATCTCCACCCACCGCGGCTCGGGGAACTTCTTCAACCAGCTGGTGCGCGAGGCGCGCGAGAGCGGCAATCCGAAGAAGATCAGCCTGCACCGGGTGACGCTGCAGGACGCGCTCGACGACGGCTTCCTGTGGAAGCTGCAGCAGTCGCTGCCCGAGGACGACGAGCGGCAGGAGATGACGGAGGCCGATTACTATGACTGGGTCAAGGCCGGCTGCGCCGACGAGGAAAGCTTCCTGCAGGAGTACATGTGCCAGCCGGCCGACGACGACGCGGCGTTCCTGGAATACGACCTGATCGCGGCGTGTGAGTATCCCGGCGACAGTCCCTGGCGCACCATGGAGGGCGGCCGGCTGTTCGCCGGCATCGATATCGGCCGCAAGAGGGACCTGACCGTCCTTTGGGTGGTCGAGCAGCTCGGCGACGTGTTCTACACGCGCCACATCGAGGCGCTGCAGGCCATGACCAAGTCGGAGCAGGAAAAGATCCTGTGGCCCTGGCTGGCGCGCTGCGAGCGGGTGGCGATCGACAGCACCGGCCTCGGCATCGGCTGGGCGGACGACGCCCAGGACAAGTTCGGCAAGTACCGGGTCGAGGCGGTCAATTTTTCAGGAGCCATCAAGGAGGCGCTCGCCTATCCGGTGCGCGGCCGCATGGAGGACCGGCGGCTACGCATCCCCTACGACCCGACGATCCGGGCGGACCTGCGCTCGGTGACCAAGCAGGTAACGGCGGCGGGCAACATCCGCTTCACCGCCGAGCGCACGCCCGACGGCCACGCCGACCGCTTCTGGGCGCTGGCGCTGGCGCTGCACGCCGCCGACGGCCAGCCGGCCGGAAGCTGGCGGCCGATGTCGGCCGCGCCGACCCACGGCGCGCACCAGGCACAGACCCCGGACGAGAACTGGATCCCAGCCGATGCTTAAAACCGTTTCAAAGGCCGTTTCAAAGGCCCTTACGGCCATGCGCCACGGCACCGGCCTGCCGTTCTGGGCCGGCCTGCTGAAGCGCACCAGCTACAACTACGCCCGGGAGGTCGGCGACGGGCTGGACAGCTCTGTGGTGACCGCGCCAATCCAGTGGATCCAGCGCGCCATGCCGGAGGCCACCTTGACGGTGCGCCGGCGCAAGGCGGACGGCAGCCACGAGGAACTGCCGGGGCACAAGATGCTGGAGCTGATCGACCGGCCCAATGCCTACTATGGCGACCTGACGCTGTGGGCCGGCACGCTGCTTTCCTATCTTTTCGACGGCAACGGCTACTGGGTGAAGGTGCGCAACGGCGTCGGCCGGCCGGTCGAGCTGTGGTACGTGCCGCACTGGACAATGGAGCCCAAGCCGTCGCGCGACGGCTCGGTGTTCCTGTCGCACTACACCTATTCGCCCGGCGGCGGCGTGCCGCCGATCGACCTGTCGCCCGACGACGTGGTGCACTTCCGCCACGGGATCGACCCGCGCAACCCGCGCAAGGGCCTCAGCCCGCTCGCCGGCACGCTGCGCGAGATCTTCATGGACCTGGAGAGCTCGAATTTCGTGGCGTCGCTGTTGCGCAACATGGGCGTGCCGGGCGTGGTGATCAGCCCCAAGGCGGGCGGCACGGTGGCGCCGGAGGACGTGGCGGCCACCAAGGCGTGGTTCAACCAGGCGTTCACCGGCGACCGGCGCGGCGGCGCCCTGGTGATGGGCGCGCCGACCGACGTGTCGCCCTACGGCTTCAACCCGCAACAGATGAACATGTCGGAAAGCCGGGACGTCGCCGAGGAACGGATCTGCGCGTGTCTCGGCATTCCGGCCGCCGTGGTCGGCTTCGGCGCCGGCCTGCAGACCTCCAAGGTCGGGGCGACCATGGGCGAGCTGGTCAAGCTCGCCTGGCGCAACGGCATGCTGCCGGTGCTGCGCGTGCTCGCCGACGAGCTCGACCGCTCGCTGCTGCCCGACTTCGGCGAAGCCACCGGGCTGAAGTGCCACTTCGACACGTCGGAGGTGCTGGCGCTGCAGGACGAACTGGACAAGGCGGCGACCCGCTGGAACACGATGGTGCAGGGCGGCTGGGTCGAGATCGCGGAGGCGCGCGAGGCCATGGGGCTCGACGTCGACGACAGCCACCGGATCTACCTGCGGCCGGCGATGGCGCTGGAGACGCCGGCGGGCGGCGCGCCGCAGCCGCAGCCGGCACCGAAGGAGCCGGAGCCGAAGGAACAGAAGGCCCGGGCGAGCAGGAGCGCGATCAGAACCGGTGCCGCCTACCTGGACACGCTGCGCCGCCAGGAAGGGCCGCTGCAAAAGACACTCGAACGCCGCCTGAAGGGGTTCTTCGGCGATCTTGGCAAGGCCGCGAAGGACGCGGCCTTGCCGCTACTGGAAATACAGGATCTCTCGCCGAAATCAGGCAAGGAAGAAGAACAGAAATCCGACGACCTTCTGGTCGCGCAGATCCTGGATCAGCTCGGCATCGAGGCGCACCGCACCACCTTCGCCAAGATCTACGAGGCGCAGTACCTGGAGACGGCCAGGAAGGTCAGCGAGGCCGCCGAGCTGGCCGGGATCTCCGGCAGCCTGCCCGATCCGGTGGCGCGCGCCGTCGCCGGCGCCGGCGGCCGCCGCTCGGGCCTGGTCGACCTATCCGCGCAGACGCGCAAGGCGCTGTTCGACGCGATCGCCGAAGGCCGCGCAGAGGGTGAGGGCGCGCCGCAGCTTGCCGCCCGGATCGCGGATTACGTGGAGGGTGGCCCCTACAAGGAAGTGTCGACGCGGGCGCGCATCATCGCGCGCACCGAGACCAAGTACGCGCAAAACATCTCGACGATCGAGCGGGCCCGCGCCGCCAATGTGGAACAGTTCATCGTGTTCGACGGACGGCTCGGGCCGGACCGGTCCGACCCCGACCACATCGCGCGCAACGGCTCGATCGTCTCGGCCGCCGAGGCGAGCCAGATGGCGGCGGACGAACATCCCAACGGGACGCTGTCCTTCGCGCCCTATTTCGCAGACGAGGAGGACTGACATGAGCTGTCCGCATTGCAACGACACCGGATCCGTCGAGGCCAACGGCCAGAAGCGGCCCTGCGCGGCCTGCCGGCCGGTTGAGACCGACGCCACGCCACCCACCGGAAAGGGACGGACGATGAAGAACGAGACCAAGGCCATCACGGTCGAAAAGATGGACGGCGCGGGCAAGGGCCTGGCGCGCATCGCCACCCTGTCGGCGATCGACAGCGACGGCGACACCTATGTCCCGGGCGCCTTTTCGTGGAAGGAGGGCGGCGAGCAGTGGGTGCCGATCCTGCCGGCGCACCAGCGCACCGCCATGCCGCTCGGCAAGGCCCGCATCTACGAGGACGGCGACGCGGCCCTGGCCGAGCTGCACCTGAACCTCGACACGCAGGTGGGCCGCGACTGGCACAAGACGCTGAAGTTCGACCTGGAGCACGGCGCGAGCGTCCAGGAGTACTCCTACGGCTTCGGCACGCTCGACCATGTGATCGAGAACCGCGACGGCGAGCGGGTGCGCGTCCTGAAGCGGCTCGACGTGCACGAGATCTCGCCGGTGGTGCGCGGCGCGGGCGTCGGCACGGGGACGCTGGCGCTGAAGTCGCACGGCAGTTTCGCCGACCAGATCGAGGCGGTGATCCTGGAGATCGGCGACATCGTGGCGCGCGCCGGATCGGTCAAGGCGCTGCGCGAGGCGCAGGGCCGGGAGATGAGCGCAGAGCGGATGGAGCAGCTCGACCGGCTGAAGCAGCGCCTGGACGCGCTGCTCAAGGGCGCACCGGACCCGGACGCTGAAGCGGCCCCGGCCGGCGACGAGGCCAAGGCGCGCGCGGAGGCCGAGCGGCTGGCGGCCGACTGGCTCACCCGCGACGCCCGCCGGCGCACCGGCCGGTAGACGACCGGATCCAAATAAACGGCCGCTGAGCGCGTTCGTCCCCTCGGCGGTCCCTCGGGTCGTTTTCGACCCGCGCCCTGTTTAAATTCCGGTTTAATCGGGGTTGCAGGCGATCTTCAGCCGCCTCGGGGCGATTTGACAGGTCATGACCGGTGCCGTCTTGCCAAAAGGCGGGGCGGCACATTAAAAGAGCCTGTCTCCCCATTCCCGTCTTCCCGCCGCCACCCGCGCCGCCGCGCGGGTGTTTTCGTTCGCGCCCGCTTTTTAGTTTCGATCCATGCCGGCGCCGGACGCCGGCCGAACCCTTGAGGTCAGCGCGCGGACGTGAGGACCGGTTGAAAATTCAGATCATGGAGATGTGGGATGACCACCGCAAAGCAGGTCCGCGAGAAGCTCGCGGCAAGGCAGGATGAGCTCGGCAAGGTGTTCGCCGAGGCCAAGACCGACGACGGGTCTTACGACTTCAACCGGGTGAAGTGCCTGGGCGAGGACGTCAAGGGCTCGATCGCGGTCGCCGAGAAGGTCAAGGCGATGAACGCCGAGCTCGACGAGCTGGCGCAGCAGGCCGAGGCGCTGGAAGCGGCCGAGAAGGCCGCCGACGATCACGCCCGGCGCGAGAAGGCCGTGGGCTTCCGGCCGGGGTTCCCAGAGGGCGGCAGCGCCCGGGCGCAAGCGGCCATGAAATCGCTGGGCGAGCTGCTCGCCGAGGCAAAGACCTACAACGCCTGGATCGAGCGCGGCTGTCCGGCCGGGATCGACCTCACGTTCGACATCCTGCCGACCGACATGCTGGCCATGGGCATGAAGGCCATGACCCTGCAGGAAAAGGCGCTGATGGCGACCACGGCCGGCTACGCGCCGGAAAGCGTGCGGATGCCCGGCTTCGTCGAGGCGGTCACCCGGCCGCTGCAGCTGATCGACATCATTCCGTTTTCGCCGACCGGCCAGGCCTCCATCAAGTACATGGAGGAAACCACGCGCACCCACGCGGCGGCGGAAACGGCCGAAGGCGGCAGCTACGCCGAAAGCACCTTCGTCTTCACCGAAAAGAGCTCGGACGTGCGCAAGATCACCGACAGCCTGCCGGTGACCGACGAGCAGCTCGACGACGTGCCGATGATGCAGGGCTACGTGAACGGCCGGCTCGCCTTCGGCATCCGCCAGCGCCTGGACACTCAGGTCTATGTCGGCAACGGCACCGCGCCGAACCTGCGCGGCATCGTCAACGTCTCGGGCATCCAGACCCAGGCACGCGGCACGGACCCGGTGCCGGACGTCTTCTTCAAGGCGATGACCAAGGTGCGCACGGTCGGCCGGGCAATCCCGACGCATCACGTGATGCACCCGACCGACTGGCAGTCGATCCGCCTGCTGCGCACCGCCGACGGCGTCTACATCTGGGGCAGCCCGTCGGAGGCCGGTCCGGAGCGCCTGTGGGGCCTGCCCGTCGTCCAGAACGAGGCACGCGCCTCGGGCAGCGGCCTGACGGGCTCGTTCCAGCCGGCGTGGATCTCCGGCTTCGAACGCCGGGGCGTCGACATCCAGATCGGTTACGTCGGCACTCAGTTCACCGAGGGCAAGCGCACGGTGCGCGGCGACATGCGCGCCGGCCTGGTGGTGTTCCGTCCGGCCGCCTTCTGCGACGTGACGGGGTTGTAAGAATATCCCGCCCGGCAATGCCGGGCGGGCTCTTCTAACTATCCTTGCGCTACCGGGCTTTGCCCTACTTGAGCGCGGATACTTGCGCTACCGGAAGTTTTTAAGTGCGCTACCGGCCTTCGGCCTGCTTGAGCGGGTTTGGCCTACTTGTGCGGGTTGGAGGCTTGCGGCCAGCGCTCAAGTAGGCCGAAGGCCGGTAGCGCCAACATGAAAGGAAAATCTCATGTCAAAGATTGCGGGAAGCGAGGTGCGGGTGCGGTCGTGTGCGCTTGGCGCGCCGGCGCTCGGCGCCGACAACGACGTGCTGGCGGACACCGCGCTGGACGCCAGCGAGACCACCGTCGTCACGGCCTTCGACGGCCAGCCGGACGTGGCGCGCAACGTCACCGTCAAGGGCAACGACGCCAATGTCAGCGGCGACGTGGTGGTCGCCGGCACCAATATCGAGGGCCAGGCGATCAGCGAGACGATCGCGCTGAACGGCTCGACGCTGGTCGCCGGCACCAAGGCGTTTCTCACGGTGACCCAGGTCACCCTGCCGCCCTACGACACGGCCGACACCGAGCGGGTGCGCGTCGGTCTCGGCGCCAAGCTCGGCCTGCCGCTGGCTCTGTCGCGCAACACGGTGCTGGCCGCCTACCTGGACGGGGTGCGCGAGGGCACCGCCCCGACGGTCGCCGTCAGCGCCAGCGCGCTGGAGGCCAACACCGCCACGCTCAATTCGGCGCTCGACGGATCGGCGGTGATCATCGACCTCTACGAAACGCTGTGAAGGGAAAAGCCATGATCGCGAGACAGAGATTGTACCTGACGGCCGACAAGGCGGCCGTGGTCGCCGCCGGCGACAAGCGCGCCGCCTTTCTCTACTGCGTGCCGGGCGACGAGATCCCGGCGAGTGCCGCGCAAATCTTCGGCCTGGTCGACGGCGCCTTGCCGGTGAAGGGCAAGGGAACGCCGCCGGGCGGGAACAAGGAGAAGAAGGGCGGCGAGGACAAGGAAAAGAAGAGCGACGACGACAAAGGGGGCGAGGAAAAGCGCGGCGAGGAAAAGGGCGGCAAGGACAAGGGCGGCGAGGAAAAGGCCCCCGGCGACGACCTGACCCGGATCAAGGGCATCGGCAATGCGACCGCCAAGGCGCTGGCCGATGCCGGGATCGCGAGCCTCGCGGCGCTGGCCGCGCTCGACCCGCAGCAGCCGCCGCTGATGATCCCCGGCAAGGGCGAGGCCGACTGGCTCAAGTGGGTCGCCGCCGCCAGGGAGCTGGCGCCGGCCGACGCCGGGGCCTGAGCGATTACCCAGGGGCGGTCTGGCGCGGCTCGCGAGGCCCCCAGCACCTTTGAGGGACGGCACGACCGTAGGGGCACAGCCCGCCGCCCGCCACATTTGAACAGGAACACAGGCCGATGTTTAAGACGTTAAAAGTCATGGCCCGCGACGTAATCGGTGATCCGTCCGACTGGATCCTGATTGGTGGGCTTATCGGTATGTACTTCGCATTGATGGTCTTTTTGGCAGCCTTGATCGAGGCAGTTGCCTACGTAACCGGTCTCGACCGGGACGTCGTTATGGCGATCGCCTTCTGGCTGCCCGTGATTACCACAGGCACTCTCTTGATCGCCATTTGGATCAGGAGTGCCAAAAAAAGAGCGCTGACCTCCTAGGAGCAGACCATGGCTCTGATCGACCGGGTGAAGGAAAGGACGGGGACGGACCTGTCCGACGACGAACTGACCACGATGATCGGCGCGATCACGGCGGAGCTGGACGCGCGCCTCGGGCCGGTCGGAGAGATCACCGTGGAGCTCGGCGAGCCGGGCGAGCCCGACGCGGCCTGGCAGCGCACCCTGCGCCTGGCGCGGCCGCTGGACACGGGCCAGGCGGTGACGGTCGTCGAGCGCGACCCGGGCGACACGGGCACGGCGGTGACGCTGAGCGCGGACGATTACCGGGTGCTGCACGGCGGGCGCACCTTGCAGCGGCTGTCCAACGGCAGCCATCCGCGCGCCACCTGGGCGCCGCTGGTGACGATCACCTACACGCCGGCCGGCAACGCCGGCGCGGTCGCGGCGCGCGAGGAGGCGACGATCAAGCTGATGGCGCTGGATCTCAGCTATCGCGGCGGCCTGAAGTCGGAGCGCGCCGGAGACTACCAGTTCACGCTGGGCGGCGACCCGGCGGCCGAGCGCGAGGCGATCATCGCCGCGCTGGCGGTGCGCCACGGCATGGTGATGGCCTGAGGAGGCGGCAATGGCACGGGACGGCGGGAATGGCGACGAGACGGGCTTCGTGATCGAGCTGGGGCCGGCGTGCGGGCCGATGTACCTGACGGCGTGGCTGCTGCGACGGGTGCGGAGGCGAGTCAGATGATCTCCGGCCGTCTGACGATGCGCGCGGCGGTGGAGCGCAACCAGGCGAGCGGCACGGATGCCTGGGGCAATCCGGTCGCGCCCGACTTCCAGGCGATCGGCACGCTCAACTGCTTCGTCTGGTCGACCAGCTCGCGCGAGATCACGGACGGCGAGAAGACGGCGATGATCGAGGACATCCGGGCGCTGTTTCCGCTGGGCGCCGACATCGCCGAGGACGACGAGATCGCGGCGGTGACCGACCGGCGGGGGACGGTGATCGTTCCGGGCCGGCTCAAGGTGGAGGGGCCGGTGCAGCACAAGCACAGCCACCTGGAGGCGGCGCTGAAGAGGATCGGGTGATTGCCCGGGTAACAAAGGAAGGAGACCATCATGGCCGCAGATCCCTATGCCACCGTTGCCGGCGGGCCCGACAGCTTCGGCCGCAAGGCGCGGATCGTGACGCCGGCGGCGAGCGACATCGACCCGATCCCGAAGGCCGTGGTGCTGTGCGGGCCGGGCGACATCACCGTGGTGCCGGCCGACAACGCCGACGGCGACACGGTGGCATTCACCGACGTGGGCGCCGGCTTCGTGCCGCCGTTCCGGGTGCGGCGGGTGACGGCGGCGACCGCCGTGGTCGCCACGATCGAGGACTAGGCCCGTGCCGCTGACGCTGAGGGGGATCCAGGGGCGCGGGCTGACGCTCGGGCGCGACCTGGACGCCAATCCGCTGGATCGCCTGCTGGCCCTGCCGCAGCTGGCGGCGGCCGGCCCCGCCTATGTGATCGACTTCAACCGGGCGCTGGCGCTTGAGACGAGAGTGCCTTTGGCCGGCGTCGGCGCGGCAACGGCGGGCGAGCTGGCGCAGCTGCGGGCCGTTGCGATGACGGCGGCGCTCGCCAATCATTCAGGCCCGGCCAAGCTGCTGCTCGGCCGCGACGGCAACTTTGCCGCCACGGTCACCGACGAGGCGCCGATCGACTGGAGCAACGGCAAGCGGCAGCTGCTGCTTGAGGAGGCGCGGACAAATCAGGTCACCTCGTCCACGAGTACGACGTCAGGCGCGTGGAGCGGCTCTGGCCTTGTATCGATCGGTCAGTCACGGGAGCGCGGAGGGCTCCTGCTGCAGGCGTTTGCCACCACAGGGGTGCAATTTCCGAGCATCAACACCCTCGCAAGCGTGGCGATGGCAAACGGAGAAAGGGTGGCCGTATCGCAGTACGTCATGGCGGGTACCGCCGGCAATTGCCGGGTGCATTGCAACACGCCGTCCGGAAACATCTTTGTACTGTTCCAAATCTCTGGCGGCGTCGTCTCCCTTGGCTCGCCCGGCAATAACACCGGGGGCGCCTGGGCGCACGGCAGCAATGGCGTGGTCGACCTCGGCGGCGGGCTCTATCGCCTGTGGATGGTGATCCGTAACAACTCGGGCTCGGCCGCTGTGATTACTGTCCGACCGCATGCGGGCATCGGAGACTTTATTGCCCACGATCTGGCCATCTGGCTCGGCGGGGTGCAGGCGGAGATCGTCGCGGGTGATGACGTGCCTCCGTCGAGCTTGATCGTGACGACAGGCGCGGCGGCGACGCGACCGGCGGACAGCTGCCAGCTCTCCAACCTGCTGCAGGCCGTCCGGGCAGCCGGGCACACGGTGTTTGCCTGGCGCCACGGCAGCACGCCAGTCACTTTGTCGTCGGACACGCTGGACAACGGCTACTGGTACGACGGGCTTGCCGCATTCCACTCTTCGGTCGACACGAGTGCGATCGAGGCCCTGACCTGGGACGAGCTGTGAGCGGCAAGACCAAATCTCTCAAATGGTTTGGCAAGGCGGTGAAGGAGGACATGCGGACCGCACAGGTGGACGGCGTCAACCGCACCATGGCGGCCTGCGTCGCCCACGCCAAGGCGAACCACGACTGGCAGAACCGGACGGCGACCCTGGAGGGCTCGATCGACATCGCCGACTATGCCGCGCCCGTCAGCGACGGGGTCAAGGGCACCTGGGGCTCGCGCGACGTGGTCTACGCGCTGATCCACGAGACCGGCGGGGTGATCCGGGCGAAGAAGGCAAAGGCGCTGACCGTGCCGATGCCCGACGGCACGCTGCGCCTGGTCAAGTCGGTGACGATCCCGGCCCGGCCGTATCTCAGGCCGGCGGCCGACATCGAATACCCCAAGCTCGCCGGCCGGATCCGAAAGGCCTACGGAAGGCGGAAGAAAAAGATGTGAGGGGTGGTTGACTTGTGCGGAAAAGGCGCACATATTGAGGACGTCAACACGCGACGGGACGGCCCGACGCGAGAGGTAAGGAGACCTGAGATGTTCTACGCAGCTATCGCCCACCAGAACGGCACCGTCGATTTTTTCGAAGCCGAGGACATGCGTGAATTGGCACGCAAGTTCGCTCAGAACGATGGCGGCAACCACCATGTTTTCGAGACCGGCATCGAAGTGATTTCAGTTTACAGCGGCAAGGCACACATCACTTCCGCAGACGGTGACCGCTTTTGGCTCCAGGTCATGAGCGACGTGATGGCTGGTCGCGACAATGACGAGTGGTTCTTAGGAGAAGACAAGGCCCAAGTGCTTTCCGAAGCCAATGAGTGGTTGAACCCCGAAGATGCCTAAAAACGATTCACTTACACCGCAAAAGGGCGAGCCGTGGGACGACCTGTATGCCAGCAAACTAGGCATTCGCCTAACAACAAATGCGCTGGGTTGGGCACTCCTACGACCCGCCCCAGGAGCTAAACTGCTCAAGGAAGGCCGAGACAAAATCCGCAAAAGCGCACACGTCGAAGCTGTTCTGTCTAAGTGGGAATCCGAAGGTTGCCCGCCCGTTGAGCTGTACAAGTACTCCAACTGGGGCGCCTTCTTGTCCTCTACGGACAAAGCCGGAATGTCACTAGATGAGCACACCCGGCTCGTAGATCTGGTTGCCGCGAAGCTCAGGCGGCGCGGCGCGACTGTTACGATCAAGGTAATCGACTTCCTATGACCCCCTTCACCCTTCTTCTGCAACTGTCCGGCCTCTCTCAACGGGAGGCCGCCGACTTTCTCGGCGCGTCGCCTTCCTCCGTCGACAAGTGGGCGCGCGGGGCACGGACGGCGCCGGATGGCGTGCTTGACGAGTTGCGCGACCTGATCGACCGGCAGGTTGAGGCGGCCGGTCAAGCCCTCGACCTGATCGAGGAAAAAAAGATGGATCGCGTGGAGATCGGATTTCCGGCCGGCGACGACGAGGCGCGAGCCCTCGGATGGCCCTGCGTCGGGGCCTGGAAAGGCATGGCGGCGCGTGTGGTCGCGGAGAGCGGCCTGCCGACCGATCTCGTGCCGCGCGGCTCGACCGTCGCGACGGCGGCTGCTGCCCGCCAGTTTGAAGGCCGTTTAAAGCACCCTTGACAAGCCTTCTGCGGCCCCGGATGCTGGCCGCGCAGTCCTGTCCGATCCGTCCCTTGCCCCGCACCCGCGCCGCCGCGCGGGTGTTTCCGTTTCGGGGTCGCGACTAGCCTTTGCTCGATGGCCCCGGCATCCCGCCGGGGCGTGTTCGATGTGAGGCGGCGGTGGCGGACGCGGATCTGATCGGGGCGCTGGTGGCGGCACTGAAGGCGGACGGCGACATTGCCGCGCTGGCCGGCACGCGCGTCTTCGGCGGCGAGCTGCCGGCGGACGAAACCGCCTTCATGCCGCGCGCAGCCATCGTGCTCGCCCTGTCGGGCGGGCCGTCGCTCGCCGCCGGCAGTTACCTCCCTCACGACACCCAGCGCGTCGACGCGCTGTCCTTCGCAGCCACGCCGCGGGCGGCGAACGCGCTGGCACAGGCCTGCCGGCGCGTGCTTGCCGGGCTGCGCCGCCAGGTGGTGGCCGGCTGCCTGATCCACTGGGCCGAGCCCGCCGGCGGCCTGTCGGCGCGCCGCGACAGCGACACCCGCTGGCCCGTCGCCTTCCAGTCCTTCCAGGTCTTCCACGCGCTGGAGGCGGTCGAATGACCGGCCGTGCCCCAGTCCGCCGCGCTTTTTAAAGAGGAGCTATGAGATGCCCGAACCGTTCGAAATCATCGCGGCCCCGTTCACGGCCTGGTACGCGCCGCTCGGCGAGGACTTCCCCGAGATCAACGCCGCGGTCGCCGGCAACTGGGTGAAGATCGGCGCCAACGGCGACGAGAGCATGAACGAGGACGGGGTGACCATCCAGCACTCCCAGGAGGTCAACAAGATCCGCCCGCTCGGCTCGACCGTGCCGATCAAGGCCTTCCGCACCGCGGAGGACCTTTTGATCTCCTTCACCCTTTGGGACGTCACCGAGGAAGCCTACCGGCTGGCGGTCAACAGCAACGCGGTGACCACGGTCGCCGCCGGCAGCGGCACGCCGGGCAAGAAGACGCTGCAGTTCTACCAGGGCGAACAGGTGGCCACCATGGCGCTGCTGCTGCGCGCCGAGGTGTCGCCCTACGGTGACGGCATGAACATGCAGTACGAGGTGCCCTATTGCTTCATGTCCGGCAACCCGGAACCGGTGTTCGCCAAGGGCGAGCCGGCGGGGCTGGCCTTCGAGTTCACCGCGCTGCGCGATCCGGACGCCGGCAGCAAGGCGGCCAGCTTCGGCCGCCTGGTCACCCAGCACCAGCTGCCGCTGGCCTGAGGCGCGGCGATGGCGCGCAGCGCAACCGCCGAGACCAAGGCGCGGGCGAACGAGCTGGACGCGGCCGCGCGCCACCACAAGCGCGAGGAGCGCCGCCACCGGCAGGCGGCGCGCGATGCCCGGCAAAAGCTGGCCGCGCTCGCCGCCGACTGCGCCCGGCTCGGCATTTCCCTGACAGTTCACCCCGGCGAAGAAGGAGAGACTTCATGGCCACCCCGATCCTCGACCTCGAAACGCTGATCACCCGGCCGGTGATCCGCATCGACGGCCGGACCTTCGAGCTCCTTTCGGCCGACGAGCTGTCGATCCTGGACAGCGCCTGGTTCACGGCCAGGGGCCGGGAGATCGAGCAGCTTGCGGGCAGCGACGACCAGGAGGGCGCGGAAGCACTGGTCGGCGAGGTCGCCAGGCGCTGCCTGGTCGACGTGCCCGACGATGTGTTCGCCCGGCTGTCCGGCTCGCAGAAGATGGCGATCGCCGAGGTTTTTACGCGGCTCCTGCTGCGGCGCAAGATGCGCGTGGCGGGAGCGATCGCGACGGCAATGCTGGCAAGCGGCGAGACCGGCAAGGAGACGGCGAAACCGGAACCGAAACGGACTGGGGCGACGTCCTCCCGCGCCTCCAGCGGTACTACGGCGGAGACCCGGACTGGTGGCTCCGCAAGGCGCCGGCGGTCCTCGTGAGGGCCTATGTCACCATGCTGCCGCGCCTGCAGGCCGAGGAAGCGCTGAGCGCGCTGAGCGTCGGATCGCTGTCGTCGAGCTTCGCCAGCGCCAAGGACGTGAGCGCGGCCGTGCGGCGGCTGCAGGCGGTGGCGGGCGGCGGGCGCAAGCCGCGCCGCAAGGCAACGCCGCAGATGCTGGCGGCGATGGGCATCGCAACGGTGAGCGTGCCGGCGGAGCCGGACGCGAAGGAAGCTAACACGGTGAGCGTGCCGGCCGGACCGGCCGCACCCGCGAGCGGAGAGGCCGGCAATGGCTGAACGGCTCGGCGAGGCGCTGCTCGACCTGGACACGCGCGACACCAGGTTCAACGCCGGGATCGACCGGGCGGAGAAGAAGGCGCGCGGCCTCGGGATCCAGTTCGACCTGACGGCGGCCAAGGCCGCCAAGATGGGCCGCAACCTGGCGCTGGCCGCGGCGGCCGGGACGGCGGCGCTCGGCGTGCTGGTCAAGAAGCAGATCGACCACGCCGACGCCATGAGCAAGGCGGCGGCAAGCGCGGGGGTGACGACGGAAAGCCTGTCGCGGCTGGCCTGGGCGGGCGACCTGTCGGACGTCGCGCTGGAGGAATTGACGTCGAGCATCTTCCGCCTGTCCAACGCGATGGCGCAGGCGGCGAGCGGCAAGGACAAGGACCTGGCGGCGATCTTCACCGGCCTCGGCGTGGCGCTGACCGACGCGCAAGGCCGGCTGCGGGCGGCCGACGCGGTGATGATGGACCTGGCCGACGTGTTCGCGGCGCTGGAAAACGGCGCCGACAAGACCGCGCTGGCGGTCAAGATCTTCGGCCGCTCGGGCGCGCAGCTGATCCCGCTGCTGAACAACGGCCGCAAGGGCCTCGCCGACATGGGCGCTGAGGCCGACCGGCTGGGGCTGACCATCTCGACCAAGCTCGGCCAGGACGCGGAGCTGTTCAACGACACGCTGACGCGGATCCAGGCGATGATGCGCGGGATCGTGATCCAGATCGCCGGCGACATGCTGCCCGTGCTGCAGAGCTTCGCCGACAAGCTGGCCGACCCGGCCTTCCGCGAGGAGGCGCGCGCGATGGCCCAGGACGTCGCCGGCGCCTTCGGCACGATCGCCGACGCGATCCGCACCGTGGTCGACCTGATCGACCAGGTGGGCGCCGGCTGGTCGAAGCTCAAGGGCTGGGTGGACTGGGCCAACACCCACGACATGTTCGGCAACAAGATCGCGCCCGCCTTCAAGGGACCGCTGGACCTCGACCCCGGCAAGGGCGATCGAGGCGCGCTGCCGGCCAACCCGATGGCCGGCCGGTTCGCCGACACGTTCGGCGCGGCCGGGATCAACGCCGGGCGCGAGCCGCGGCCGACCGCGCCGGCCGCTGTTCCTCCTTCAATCACCAGGCTGCTCGGTGGGGCCGGCGGGGGCGCCGCGGCCGGCGAGCTGGAGAGGCAAAGGCAGGCGGTCACCGACCTGATCGCCGCGCTTGAGGACGAGCTCGACGTGTTGCGCGAGACCGATCCGGTGCAGCGCGAGATGATCCGCCTGCGCGGCGCGCTGGCGGCGGCGACGCCGGAACAGACCGACCAGGTGCGCGCGCTGGTGGAGGCGACCATGAGCGAGCGCGAGCAGCTCTACGCCCTGCAGGACGCCTTCCAGGCATTCGGCGACATGGCGGTCGACGCCTTCGACCGGCTGCTCGACGGCAGCGAGGATCTCGACGACGTGCTCGGCGACCTGGCGAAGTCGCTGAGGCGCATGGTGCTGCAGGCGGCGCTGCTCGGACAGGGGCCGCTCGGCAACATGTTCGGGGCAGGTGCCAAGGACGGCGGCATCGGCGGGATCCTTGGATCAGTGTTCAGTTCCGTCTTCGCTGGCTTCCGGGCCAAGGGCGGACTTATCCCGAACGGCACCTTCGGCATCGTCGGCGAGAAGGGCCCCGAGCCGGTGATCGGCACCTCGCGGGGCGCGATGGTGCTGCCCAACTCGGCGCTGAAGGCGATGGACGCGCGCGCCGGCGGCGGCAGCTTCAACTTCTCGCAGACGATCACGCCGCCGGACGGCTTCGAGGCGCGCACCCGCGAGAGCGACGCGCCCGGCGGCAAGCGCCAGGAGGTGTGGTTCGAGGAGGCGGTCGGCAGCGCGATCAGCCGCCGGGGCAGCGCCCAGTCGGCGGTGCGCAACGTGGGGAGGCTGACGAAACGATGACACTGCCCGTTTGGCCATCCGATCTGCCGGACCCGATCGGCGAGGGTTTCAAGCTGGTGCGCGGCGAGAGCCGGCGCCGCTCCCAGGGCGACCAGGGACCGCCGCGCATGCGGCGCGGGATCTCGAAGGCCGTCGACCAGGTGCAGCTGACGCTGGTGGTCGACCACAACGAGCGGGCCCGCTTCGAGCGCTTCTACGTCGAGGAGACGGCCGAGGGCGCGCTGCCGTTCCTGATGCCGGACTGGTCGCGCAATGGCGACTATCTGACGACGGCGGACGGCACCTTCCTCACCGACGCTTCAGGCAATCGCTTGACGATCGCCGCGACGTGGGCGTGCCTTTTCGGGGATCAGCTGCCGAGCTACGCCGCGATCGGCGCGCACTGGCAGCTCGGCTTCATCGTCACGGTCCTGCCATGAGGGGGCTGCCATGAGGGGGCTGAAGAGATGAGCCGCAAGATCTCGCTCAATGCGCATCTGGCCCATGACGCCGTCGGCTCGGCCGAGACGGAGGTGGTGCTGCTGCAGTTCACGCACCCCGAGACCGAACAGATCGTCCGACTGTCCACGGATCCGACCGAACGGCTCAGCCTGCAGCCGCTGCGCTATGGCACGCGCTCCAGCTGGCTCGGCGCCGATCCGGCGCGCGACGAGGACGCCTTCCTGTTCGTGCTGGTCTCGGTGCTGATCCCGGACGACCAGGAACAGGCGCCGCCTGCGGCGCGGCTGGTGGTGGAGGGCGTCGACAACGAGCTGGCCGAGCTGCTGCGCTCGACGCTGATGAGGGCCGACGTGTCGATGGCCGTGGTGCTCGCCTCCAGCCCAGACCTGCCCGAGCAGGAGTGGCACAATTTCAAGCTGGTCGGCGCGGAGGGCGCCGGCGAGGGCATCACGCTGACCATCTCGCGCGACCCGATCACCGAGGAGCCCTGGCCGGCGGGGCGGATGACGCGCGAGCGCTTTCCGGGGCTGCATCCATGACGGCGCCGCACAGCCACTGGAGCACGGATTTCGTCGGCCTGGACTACCTGGACCTCGGGCGGACCGCCAAGGGCGTCGACTGCTGGGGGCTGGTGCGCCTCGCGCTCGCCGCCCACGGGATCGAGGTGCCGAGCTACGCCGGGGCCTATGGCTCCACGGCGGAGCGCGCCGAGATCGCCGCGCTGATCGACGGCGCCAAGCCGGACTGGCACCGGGTGGCGAGCGCGCGCGAGCTCGACGTGGTGACCTTCCGGCGCGGGCGGCTGGAAAGCCACTGCGGGCTGGTGGTGCGCCCGGGGCTGATGCTGCACGTGAGCGAGGGCAAGGCCTCGTGCATCGAGAGCTATCTGGACGACCACTGGACCAGGCGGCTGACCGGCTTCTGGCGGCACGCCCGGCTGGCCGCCCAGGACGGGGAGGCCGGATCATGACCCTGGCTGCGCCCGCATTGCCCGATAGCTCGGCACGCGTCGCCGTCATCCCGGTGCTCGGGCCGGATGCGGGCCGGCGCGAGCTGGTCTGTCCGCAGGGCCTGAGCGTGGCGGAGATCGTCGCCTTCGCGCTGCCGGAGTTGGCCGACGTGCAGCGCCGGCGCCTCAGGGTGTGGCTGGTGGACGGGCGCGGCGAGCTGCTGCTGGCCGATCCGGATCTCTGGCCCCGGATCCGGCCGCGCGCGGGTGTGCGGGTGATGATCCGGATCGTGCCGGGCAACGACACCTTGCGCAACGTGCTGCTGATCGCGGTCGCGGTGGCGGCGACGGCGATCGGCCAGGTCTGGGTCGGGCCGGCGCTGGCCACCGCCACCGGGTCGGCGCTGTTCGGCCAGATCGCCGGGGCGGTCGCCGCCGCCGGGCTGGCGGTCGCCGGCAGCATGCTGGTCAACGCGCTGATCCCGCCCAAGGTGGCGGCCGGCCAGACGCAACAGAGCGAGAAGCCGCTGTTTCAGATCTCGTCCTGGCAGAACAGCCTGACGCTCGACGGCGTGGTGCCCTCCGTGCTCGGCAAGGTGCGGATCGCGCCGGTGTTCGCGGCGCCCTCCTATTCGGAAATCGTCGGCGATGACCAGTATGTGCGCGCGCTGTTCACCTTCGGCTACGGCCGCGTGCAGCTGTCGGAGCTGAAGATCAAGGACACGCCGCTGTCGGCCTTCGACGAGGTGGAGACGGAAATCCGCGAGGGGCTGGCGAGCGACGATCCGGTGACGCTGTACCCGTCCCAGGTGATCGAGGACGGGCTGGGCGCGGAGCTGCGGCGCGACCGCGAGCGCGACGACGCCGGCACGATCACCGGCACCGGCCCGGTGACGCCGGTGGCGCGCTTCACCGCCGGCGACTGCACCGAGGCCAATGTGATCCTGCATTTCCCCGGCGGGCTGATCCATTACGACGGCGGCGGCACCGCTCGCACGGCAAGCGTGGAGATCCGCATCCGCCAGCGGCCGGCGGCGGGCGGCGACTGGGAGGAGGTCGAAACGATTACCTTCTCGGCGAAGAAGCGCGAGGGCTTCTTTCGTCAGTACCGCTGGACCCTGCCGGAGCGCGGCCGCTACGAGATCGAGATGGCGCGGATCACCGACGAGGCGATCGACGCCAACACCTCCGACCGGGTGGTCTGGCTGGCGCTGCAGAGCTTCCGCCCCGAGTATCCGCTGAACTTCGGCCCGCCGCTGTCGCTGGTGGCGGTGCGCGTCAAGGCAACCTATCAGCTCAACTCCTCGCTGGAGAGCTTCAACGCGGTGGCCGAGCGGCTGATCCCGGACTGGGACCACGAGACGCAAAGCTGGGTGACGCGGGCGACGCGCAACCCGGCCAGCCATTTCCGCCACGTGCTGCAGGGGCCGGAGAACACCTGGGCCGAGCCGGACAGCGCGATCGATCTGCAGGCGCTGACGGACTGGCACGACTTCTGCCGGATCAAGGGCCTGAAATACGACCGCGACCGCAACTTCGAGGCCTCGACCTTCGACGCCCTGGCCGAGATCGCCGCCGCCGGCCGGGCGAGCCCGCGCTACGACGGCACCAGGTGGAGCGTGGTGGTCGACCGGCCGTCGGAGCTGGTGATCGCCCACGTCAACTCGCGCAACAGCCGCGACTTCGCCTGGCGGCGCTCCTACATCGAGCCGCCGGACGCCTTCCGCGTGCGCTTTCTGGACGAGACGGCGGACTATCAGCAGCGCGAGCGGATCGTGCGCTGGCCGGGCCATGCCGGCGACATCACCGTCACCGAGGAGCTGGAGCTGCCGGGCAAGACCGATCCGGACGAGATCTGGATCGAGGCGCGCCGGCGCCAGTACGAGGCGATCCACCGGCCGGACATCTTCACCGCCGTGCAGGACGGGGCGGTGCGCACCGCGACGCGCGGCGACCTGGTCAAGGCGAGCTACGAGGTGCTCAAGCGCACCTTTGCCGCACTTCGGGTGACCGCCGTGCGCGGCCAGACGATCAGCCTGGACGGCTGGGTGGAGATGGAGGCCGGCGGGGCCTACGCCGTCCGCTTCATGAAACAGGTCGGCAGCGGCGACGCGGCGACCTTCCAGAGCGTTCTGCGGACCGTGCGCACGGATGCCGGCACCAGGGACAGCCTGACGCTGTCGGGCGCGGGCGACATGCCGGAGGCCGGCGTCATCGTGCAGTTCGGCGAGGCCGGCGCGGAGAGCCTGGACCTGGTGATCGCCGGGGTGCAGGCGGGCGAGCAGATGAGCAACGTGCTGACCATGCTGGCCGCCGCGCCGATCATCGACACATTGACCGACGCGGAGGTGCCGCCGGCCTGGAACGGCCGCGCCGGCGGGGATGCGGCGGCGAGCGTCGCCGTGCCGGCCGTGCCGGTGGTGTCCTCGATCGAGACGCATTTCACCGGGGCCACGGCGGACGGGCTGACGGTGCTGCTGGTGCCGGGCACGGGCGGCGCGACGCCGGCGACATACACCCTGCGCCACCGGATCTCGGGCGGGGTCACCTGGAGCGAGGCCAGCGTGCCGGCGGGCGGCGCCATCGTCGTCACCGGCTACGCCGACGGCGACACGGTCGAGATCCAGCGGCGCGCCACCAGCAAGGAAGGCTACGTCAGCGCCTGGTCGGCGACCGTCTCGGCCGATGTGGCCGCGGAGCCCGTCGTGCCTCCGCTGCCGATTACGACCGGCACGGTGACCGGTGGGGTTGAAGAGGCCGCGTTCGGGCTGTCGACGCCCAACGATCCGTCGATCGCCAAGATCGCGCTGAGCTATTCAGCATACGAGGACGGCGCCTCGAGCGTGGCCATCGTCACCTTCGAGGCAGCCGCCAACAGCAACTACACCCGTACCGAGGCCGTGCCCTCCGGTGCGTGGTTCTTCTTTGCGCGCACGCTGACCGCAGACGACGTTGTGTCGCCTGTCTTCGCGCTCGGTGGCGCGACGGTCGATTGAGGAGGCTTAGATGACTGCACCTGTCGCCACGATCAACCTGCCGCAAGCGTCGAGTGTCGACGAGCTGGTCGCAAATCGGACGCAAGACAGTGTCAACGATGTCGTGCGGGTCAGCGTATCCGATCTCGCAGAGCAGCTGCGGCCGCTGATCATCCCCGCGGGATCTATCGATCCGGTCGCTCTCGAAGACGTGCCGACGACGAAGGTCGTTCATCAGATCGCCGGCGGCGTACCGTTCATTATGGCGGATCGCCTCAAGGACGACAGGCACCTGTGGGACTACATCACCGCGGCAAATCGCACCGCGTCCTACGATGCACACGACGAGCTTCAGGCGGCGCTCGACACTGGCGAGCCGTTCAGGCTTCCCGCCGCCACGGTCAGTTTCTCGGGCACGCTGACGATCAGTCACGACGACTGCATCATCGAGGGCCGCGGCCAGAGGACGATCCTGCGTCACCTGGACGCGGCGGGCGACTTCTTCAGCGCGCCTGCCAACGTAAAGGGTCTGACGTGGCGCGATATCAGCTTCTGGGCGCTCGCGCCCAAGACGTCCGGCGTCGTCCTGCGCGCGTACCAGCTTCAGTATGCTTATTTCTATGACATCCGCTTTGGGTCCAAACGGCTCTACAGCGCCGCCGGTTACAACACGCACTACCTCGTCGGCGCGCTCGACCTCGACGGATTTGCGGACGTATATGTCATTGGCGGGGAAAATGTCGTCGCCGGCGAGGCTTTTTACATCAACGGGCAGGTCATCGGCGCCGGTGGCAACTTGCTCGGTGCGACGGCCGAGGACGTCGACGTCGAAGGATACGAGGACGCGCAGGCTTATGGCGCGGAATTTACAATACAGGGCAACCACCGCAGTTTCAGGACGAAACATTTGATCCGCGCCGGGGGCGCCGCCGGGGGGGTCAACGTCTTTGACGCGGAGTGCAGCGAGCCGACCGGTGCAGCGGCCGTCTACGACATGTCACGCATCAAGGCCTACAATCGGGAGGCGAAGTTTGTCGGATCTAGGCTCGACAACGGCAGGTCTTGGGCAGTCGACGTAAAGGGTGGGTGTCTGACTGACCTTGATGCGGACGCGCTCTGGGTGTCAGGGTTCGGTCAGTCCAACGACGGGTCGGGTGGCTGGCGGTTCGGACCGCTGTCGGAAACGACAGCACCTGTAACGGCAAAGCGTAAGATCGAAGTCCGCATAGCCGGCGGAACGACCCAAAAGTGCTACGGCAGCGGCTTCGAATTCGTCGAGGGCAAGTGTCGCGTCGGAAACCACAACATCAGCAACAACGGCCTGGGCTCGGCCGGCGGACACGGGTTCCACGCCGCGGGTGGATCCTTAATCTCCAGCCTGGTGCTGGACGGCAACACGGTCGACAACAATGGGTCTGCATCCGCAGTCATCGGTGGCACGCCGCAGGGGTACGGCTACCGGCTGGACGGCGCCATCAATAAGTACACCGTGTCTGATACGGTTCTCTTCTCTAACGAGAGCGGCCCGATTTATTCGGATATGGGCTTACAGGAAGGCACTCATGAAATCAGCGGCCTCACCGGGTTTCAGACAACTAAGAAGGGGACAGTCGAGTGGGCCACTGGGTCCTCGACGCTTGTCGTCAACCACAATCTCGGCGTGACGCCGCGTTATGACGCGGTACCGATCGTGGTCCTCGCCGGCACCCCGCCAAGCACAACTTACGAGCCGCGCATCATTGACAAGACGGCGACCACGACCGTTTGGGATATGGGCGGATTAAACACCTCCGGGGGTCCGATCACCTGCCAATGGGAGGTAAACCTGTGACTGCTGTCAGTCGTGTCGGTGGCAGCCGCCGACCGAGGCGGACGTATTACCGTCCGTCAAGTGGGATGGCTACTCGGTGCTGCCCTTCGATAAAAGGGGTTTCAAATGGCCTTCGAGAGCCATAACTCTGTGCCATCCGAAATTGCGCTTTTTGCCATACGAACTTGCGCGCTACACAATGAAAAAGAATGCCGCGGGCCGAATGCGACCGCCGCACGGGCGGGCGTGGCACGAGCATTGGCGTACCCGCCGCGGGACAGGGGAAAATGGTGCCGGCAACAGGATTCGAACCCGTGACCCCCTGATTACAAATAGGATTATTTTCCTAGGTTTTATTGCCTATCATCGCAAATAACGGTTCGCGAACAATAGCTTGCGCGACAATGTAGATCAACGTGCGTCGACCGAAAACGATCGCCGCACGGTGCTCCACCCGGTGTTTGCGAAAGAGAAAAGCGAATGGCTGTCCTATCCCTCACTGAGTCCCGCATCAGGGACTTACCCCTCGGCTCGGGCATCTGGCGCGACGAGCAGGTAAAGGGCCTTCTCGTCGTCTGTCATGCTGCCACCAAGACCTACGCGGTGCAAGGCGACGTCCGCAGGAATGGCCGCCACATCCGCACCGTGCGGGTCAAGATCGACCGTGTCGACCGGATCGGCCTGCGCGAGGCCCGCAACCGGGCCAAGGCGATCATGTCGCAGATACAATCCGGCGTGGACCCGACCGCGGGACCGAAGGAAACCGGCATCACGCTCCTGCAAGCCCTCGACGAGCACCTTCAGGAGAAACCGTTCAGGAACGCCACGATCGACAGCTACCGCTACAACGTCGAGCACTACCTTTCCCGCTACAAGAACCGGGCCGTGGCCGATCTCAGCCGCGCCGAGGTGCGGGACATCTACCAGCACCTGCGAAGCTCGAAGGGCCAGCCGACCGCGACCGGCGTGATGCGCACCCTGCGGGCTGTCATCAACACGGCCTTGCGGCTGGACGAGACGCTGACCTCCAACCCCGTGACGTTCCTGCGGCTTCCGACGCCGGCGAGCAGACACGTCGACGAGCTCGATCTCGCCGAGTGGTGGGAGAAGACGGAGGTGCTGTCGCCGATCCGTAGAGACCTGCACCGGGCCATGCTGCTGACCGGCGCCCGGCGGGCCTCGATCCTCGGCGTCAAGCGCAAGGACGTGGACCTCGCGCGCGGCGTGCTGATCTTCAACCACATGAAGACCGGCGGGCGCATGCTGTTTCCGATGGGCACGTTCCTGCGGGATATGATCGCGCAGCGGCTCAAGGACGATCTGCCCTTCAACAATCCCTGGCTCTGGCCCTCGCCGGCAAGCGGCAAGGGCTGCACGACCGAGCCGAAAGAGCGGAAGCGCGGCCTGCCGAGCCCGCACGAGTATCGCCACCACGCCCGCACCATGTTCATCGCGGCCGGCGTGCCCTATGCCGAGAGCGCGCTCCTTCTCGGCCAGCGGCTTCCGGGCGCCTCGGGCGGCTACGTCCATGCCGAACATCTTGTCGAACACCTGCGCCCGCACGCTCAGGCGCTGGAGAACAGGATCGTCGCGGCGCGGGCTTCGACGATGCAGCTTCCCGACATGACCGAGGCCCGCGATGCCGCGTAACGGGAAAGGTCCCCGCGCAAGGCCGCATTCGCCAACCCCTGTGCAACGGCAGAGGCCGGAACGAAAGAAGGGGCGCGTCACGATCGAGGATGTCGAGATGATCGTGAAGTGGTGTCTCGACACGTTCTGCTACACGCCCTGGTTCGATACCGAGGCCGCGGCTGCATACCTCAGGCGCGAGCCCGGTACGCTGAAGGGCTGGCGGTCCAGGGGCGAAGGCCCGCGCTTCTATGTCGTGAATGGCCAGTTTATCCGCTATCACATCGACGACCTCGACGCTTTCGTGCGGGGCCGGAAGCATTGCAAGCGCATTCCCAGATGGCTGCGGGATCGCGCCGGCCTGTCCGCTGCCGAACGGCTTCCGTCTCCGTCAAGCCCCCGCCCGGAGGGCGACGACAAATGTTGATGTCGCTCTGCGCCAATCGGTGATTGTTAGACGACGCGCGCCGCGAGGAGCCGGCTTTCCGGCAGGCGCGTGACCGGGCGATCCGGTCCTCCTCAGACAGAAACCTGATGTCTGAAACCGGCCCGGCGGCGCTGCCGTCCGGCCATCGGAGGTCCATGCCATGTCGGCAGTTCTTACCAAGGAAGATGTCGAGGACGCGCTGCGCCGCGTGCTCGACGCCCATCACCGCAGTCCCTGGCTCGACAGCGAAGCGGCGGCGGTCTATCTCTCATCGACCCCTGCAACCCTGCGCACCTGGCGCTCGAATGGCGCGGGACCGCGCTATCATGTCGTCCAGGGCAAGGTCGTTCGCTATCACGTCGACGACCTCGACGCCTTCGTGCGCGGGGAGGACGGTCGATGAGCGCGCATCACGAAAACGGAAACAGGCGCGCCAAGGGGATCGGCGCGCCTGCCGGAGCTTTGGAGAAGACCGTCGAGTTCGAGTCCGACGCTGTCGAGGATATGGCGCCGAATGCTCTGATTGTGCCGTCGAAGCACGATCCTGAAGCGTTGGACGCTCACGTCGAGGCGGGGCATGAGCTGATTGCGGTCGATGGCAAGAAGCCTGTCGCTTCGGGCTGGCGCACTGCGCTGCCTTTGGCTCGCGAACAGGCAGAGCGGCGATTGCTGGCGGGCCGAAACGTCGGGGTTCGCCTGCGCGACGTCGATCTGGTCTTGGATGTGGATCCGAGGAACTTCGCCGAGAACGACGATCCGTTGACGCGCCTTGTGCGCGACTTCGATTTGCGGGACGCGCCTTTCGTGGTGACGGGCGGCGGCGGAAAGCACCTATATTTCAGGAAGCCTGCCGAGGTCGCCGTGGTCAATGAGCTGGATGCCTATCGCGGGGTCGAGTTCAAGTCGCTCGGGCGGCAGGTCGTGGCTGCGGGATCGGTTCATCCCGAAACCGGCCGGCTCTACGCGCTCGATGACGACGTGCTGCGGATGGAGCTTTCCGAGGCTCCCGAAGCGTCGGAGAAGCTTCTGCGTGCGATCGAGAAGCTGTCCGTAGGCGCGTCAGAGAATCGGTCGGGAGAGATCACGGCCGAACAGTTGGCGCGGCTGCTCTCGAAGCTCGACGTCATGGCTTACAACGGCCGTCATGACGAATGGCTCAAGGTCATGATGGCGAGCCATCATGGAACCGCGGGCGAAGGCGTCGACGAGTTCGTGGCGTGGTCGACTTCCGATCCAGACTATGCGGGCGACGAGGCGCGTATTCGCGAGCGCTGGAACTCGCTCGATACCAGGCGCGGCGGCGTGACGCTGAAGACGTTGCTGCGGGCGCTGGTCGATGCGGGTAATGGCGCCTGGATCGAGGAGGTCTTGCGCAGCGCACCCGAGGACGACTTCGACGACGTGCCCGAGATGCCTCGCTCGATGGGCGACTTGGCGCTCGCGCGCATGAACCGAAATCACTTCACGGTCCTGCATGGCGGCAAGTATCTGGTCGGGCGCGAGAGCAAGCATCCGACGCTCGGTCACGTCGCCGTCGACTGGTTCTCTGCGGGCGCGATCAGCGCGCATTTCGACAGCAGGACGGTGGAGGTCGAGGACGGCAAGCAGAAGGCGCTCGGCTCGTGGTGGGTCAAGCATCCGAGGCGGCGTCAGTATGAGGGCGTCGTGTTCGATCCTTCGCCGAAGAGGACGCACACGTCGCTCTACAATCTCTGGCGCGGGTGGGCGGTCGAGCCGAAGGCTGGCGACTGGTCGCTGCTGAAGCGGTTGCTCAAGGACGTTCTGTGTCGGGGCGACGCCGAATCCTTCGATTACGTCCTGCGCTGGGCGGCGTTCATGGTGCAGAAGCCTGACATGCCTGCGGAGGTGGCGCTCGTCTTCAAGGGTTCGAAGGGCGCGGGCAAGGGAACGTTTGCGCGGGCGCTGAAGTCGCTGGCGGGGATGCACGGCAAGCAGGTGGCGCAGGCGGAGCACTTCGTCGGACGCTTCAACGAGCACCTGATGGACTGCGTTCTCCTGTTCGTCGACGAAGGCTATTGGGCGGGCGATCCGAAGGCGGCGGGCGCGCTCAAGAACCTCATCACCGAGCCTGTCCTGAGCTTCGAGCCGAAGGGGCGTCCTATCGTCTCGGGGCCGAATATGCTGCATGTCGTGATCGCGTCGAACGAGGACTGGATCGTGCCGGCTTCGGCGGACGAGAGGCGCTTCGCGGTGTTCGAGGCGGATACCGAGGCGCGCAAGCGGCTTCCCTCGGGCTTCTTCGATACCTTGAACGCACAGATGGCGAATGGCGGACTGGCGGCGATGCTGCACGATCTCCAGAACCTGGATCTTGGCGATTGGCATCCGCGCATGGCGATCCCGAATACGCAGGCGCTGATCGAACAGAAGGTGCAGGCGTTTCGTCGGGAGCCTTTGTCGTTCTGGTGGTTCCGGACCCTTGAGGCTGGTGGCGATGGGTTGACGCTCGATGAGGACGTTTGGGCGGTTCGACAGGTTGATGTCGGGCCGAACGGCAAGGAAGAGCTGGTCGCGGAAGTGTGCGCGGTCGCGAAGGGAATGAACCGCACGGCGCAGTTCTCGAAGAAGGCTGTGGCGCAGTTCCTGAAGTCGGTGGGCGTGGACGTGAATGCGAAGGACAGTCGTGGCGTGAGGGTGTGGCGCATGCCTGTGCTTGCCGAGGCGCGGGTCGCGTTCGAGCGCCACGTCGGCGGCGCGCTGGACTGGGACGGCGTCTGACGCTTCGGTCGGATCGGACACGTCCGTGGCGCGAACGGCTGCGGACGTGTCTGTGCGCTCCTTTTCCAGCGCGCACCGGGCCTTCCTGCTGCTGTTTCTATATCTTCGTATTTCTATCTGACAGAAGCGACAGAACTGACAAATAGTAAGAAAAACAGCGCTTTGCTCCTGTCGATTCATGGACAGATCGGACGCTTGCACATGGTTGACGGCGGCTGGCGGCGTTCGCGCGTCCGCACGCTGGAACGGCATTCGGACAGATCGGCCGCTTTCACGGCGTTTTTCGCGCAGACCCCGTGGTCCTCGCGCGCGAAGCCAAGCAGTCAATCAGGCAACATTGCGGCGCCGTGGTGCCGCCGCAAAGGTGCGAAACGGCGGTGAGGCCACGAAGGGGAACGGCAGGCACCGGCCACCGCCGCCGGAGCAAGGCGCCAGACCTTCCTATGCTTGATCAGAGGGTCTGAGTCCAAAAGTGGAGTCGGATCAAGGGCGTGATGGAAGCGGCGGCCGAAAGCACCGGACCGGGCACCGGAATGCTTTGGAATTCATCGAGCCCCGCCCAGACAACAACCCACTTCCCGATGGAAACGGGCCGGCGTTCTGGGATGGCCGCGTGCCGCGAGATCGCCGCGATTCGGAACTCGATGCTGGAAAAAATTGAGAAGAAATTCGATGGCGTCCCGCGCGCTCCGCGCACTGCATTGTCGCGGACGAACGCGGAGATGTGTCATGGCCGACAGGTCGAACGAGAAAAGGCTGGTGCGGCGCCCGGCGATGGACCGCAGGTGGACGCCCTCGATAGAGGCGCGCGTGCTGGACATCGTATCACGCACCGGATCGCCAAAAATGGCCTCGGAGGCGACCGGCGTCTCGGTCGCCACGATTCACGACCACCGCAGGCGAGATGCCGAGTTCGGTTCGCGCTACGGGGCGGCGATGGACACCGCCTTTCACCAGGTGCTCGGCAAGGCCTTCGAGCGGTCGCTGGCGGACGAGGAACCCTCCGACCGGCTGATCGAGGTGCTGCTAAAGTTCCGTTGGCCCGAACGTCTGAACGGCTTCCTGGCGTTCACCGCCGATGGCGGCGCGGCCGCCGCGGCTCCTGCCGGGCTCGATCCGAGGATCATCGCCAGGATGGAGCCAACCGACCGGAACGTTCTGATCGATCTGCTCGGCAAGTATCTGACCGTCGAGGCGGAGGCCAGAGCCGATGGCGCGCTCGTCCCCGTCAACTAACATCGCTTCCACTATGCTCCGTGACCTGATGGCGGTCGAGACGCTGGCGGAATCGCTCACCGCCACGGCGCCACAAGCAATCGCATGGGCAGGTGGTGCTCAAGTGCTGATCGCCGCGCACGGTCGCCGCTCAGGTGCATGGTTCTGGACCATCGCACCGATGCCGGACGGTCTTTGGGAGAGGATGGCTGAGGAGCATCAGGCGAAGCACCGTGCGAATGTCGGCGGCGACGACTGAACTATCAGCGGAAGAAATGTTTGGTCATGACCAAACATCTATCGGCTTTATGAGAGTGTTGTGGGAGAGCAACTTACTTATTTGAATGTGCCGAAAAGGTGCGGCAAGTGAGCAATCCCTTTTAGACAGGAGCATCGGCTGGATCATTCAAAGCACGAAGGGCGATACCTGCAATTCGAGAGGGGGCATTCAATGGTAAGGCGGATAGGCGGGCCCGGACGGCGGCCCAACCACATAGACCCCACCAGACCGGGAGCGCTGGAATATTTTGAAGAAACGGTCGGGCAGTTCCTGGGTCGAAGAGAGGATTATTACGAGAGAGCGGAATTCCTGGCAAAATCAGGGATGCGCGAAGATCGAAACAAAGCTGATTATGCAAACAGCTTGAACGCAAACATCGGATTGGCAGTCAATTACTTTCTGGATAGCGACGGAAATATTGACGATGTCTACGAGATTCTGGCTTCGCACATCAGCGAGCGTGCGTTCCTGAAGATCGCCAAGAACAGGTACGGGATGCTCGACCCTCTTGAATGACGTGATGGCGTTCGATCGTCGCTGATAGTCGCATCGTGATCTTGTCCGGTCGGTCGATGGGCCCTCCGTACCGCGATGGCGGTGACGACATGCGGCTGCGCCGCGCCTGTCTGCTCCCGAGCCTTCGCGTGATGTGATGGCAAAGGAGAATGACATGGCGGTCAAGAAATTGGCCCTTGCGAACCGGTGGGTGTCCGTGACGGATGTTCTCGATCGGCTGCGCCGGGCCAGAGAAAATCGCGAGCAGCAGGCAAGGCTGCTCGAAGGACTCGAAGGGCGGGTGAAGCAGCGCCGCGATGAAGTGGAGCGTTCGCTCGCCGATCTTTCCGTCGCCGAGCGCAGCCAGATCGTTTCCCGCGCCGTTAACGGCCACCGCGCCGAGTTGAAGCGCCACTCGCTCGACAGCCGGGTCGCCTACCTCAAAACTGTCGGTGCCTTGCGCGAGGAACTGGGCTCAGCACGCGCCCACTACCAGAGCCCCGTCCAGATGCTTGCGCGCGAGGGTCTCGGATCAGAGCGCCGCAGCCGGATCATGCATCAAATCGAAAAATCGGGGACGGTTGAACTCGCTTCGCTCGCGGCGCTTGCCGCATCGACCGGCGACAAGGAGCTTGGTGCGGCCCTGCTAACGCGCAATTCCGGCGTACCGCACAACGAGCGAGCTTTCTCCTCGCAGGAGCTGGCCGAAGCTCTCGTCGGCGACGATTGGCGCAAGGTCACGCAGGCGATTCTGGAGGTCGAGCGGATCGCGCTTGAAGCCGTCCAGGCCGACAGCGCATTCGAGACTGGCCGGATGAACGCGACCCGCTCAGTGCAGCTCGCGCTGCGCAAGCGGGAGGAAGCTGCCATAGGCGCCGACCTCTCCAACCTCGATACCGATCCCGAACAGGAGGACTGACCCATGCCGACCTACGCCTTCTATGCCGCTCGCGAGGAACAGCGCCGCGCGGATGGCCTCAACTTTGCCGTCGCCAGTGGGACCACGCCGGCTGCCGCGCGCGTCACAGCCGAAACCCTGCTCGGCGAGCCGAACGCACTGGCCAACTGGGTCAGTGTCGATCTTGCCGCCGCGCCCGCCGCGTTCGTCGCCGGCAGGCCGGTCGGCGCACGCGGTCAATCGATCTGGCCGGACATCGATCGCGGCGGTTCATATCTGCGGGGTGGATGACGTGGATGCGTGCCCGCGGCGCTCAGTCCTTCTGCGGGTTTAGCAGCGCTGCAGGCGTCGTCTTCAGGGCCGTGGCCAGCTTGACGATGAGCGTGAGCGATGGATTGCGTAGGCCGCGCTCGATGCCGGAGATGTACGTCCGGTCAATCTCCGTCTCCAGCGCAAGCGCCTCCTGGGACAGATCGAGTTCCTTCCTCGCTGCCTTCACGTTCTGAGCCAAGACTCTCCTGTAGTCCACCATGACCGCATGGCGGCCAGATGTGGACTGATCGTCCACGGACTCATCGTCACATTTCTATTCGCAAGTGATGATGTAGACGATAATCTACGGGTGGAAACCCGACCGGTGGACGCCTTGGACGCTATCTCGACTATCGCGAACTGGATCTATGCGGGCATCGCCACCTGGTACGGGGCGGCGATTGTCGGCGGCGTCCTCATCCTGCTCTTTGAGCGGCTCCACGGCAGGCGGGAGCCGTCCGACGCCGACGTGAGGCAAGCAGCCGCGCGGTATCGCCAACGGTACGGCGAGGACGCCTTCCGAGCGATAGGCGACCACATGCTGGCGGCGTCCTTCGCGCCAGACAGCCGACACAGACGCTTCCTCAAGCGGGTGTCGGCCGAGCTACTGGCCACGGCGGTCACGGCCGAGGACCGATCCCGCGCCATCGAGCATTGAAGATTTTCCCCTCCGGCCCGGCTCGCGGATGAGGGCCACCGCGACAGCATGGTCCCCGCGGCATCCGGCCGCCGGGAGACAGGACCATGACCAAGAAGCCGAGTGCGAGGGAACTGCCGCTGGTCAGGCGGCGCATCGCGGCGCTGCTAGAGAAGACCGAGGCCAATGGCTGCACGCCGGGCGAGGCCGCAGCCGCATTCGAGAAGGCCGAGGAGCTCGTCGCCAAGTACGAACTCGATCCGGGCTCGTTCCGGTGGCCGCCGAGGCCTTCGATGCTCTTCGGCTCGGCCTCATCAGGGCCGAAGCCTCCGAAGCAACCACAGGCCGCCGTATCGAGCCGTGGCAAGGGCATCGGCAAGCTCGCCGAGCGCCTGATCGTCGAGCATCCGGACTGGACTTACCGGCGCATTGCCGAGGAGGTCAACGGACGGATCGAGGGCGCGAAGGCCAGCGAGAAGTCCGTCCGGTGGTATGCGAGCCGGATGCGGAAGGATGGGAACGATGCGCCCGACCGAAGACGGAAGCGCGCGTAGTGGCAGAGGTCATGCCGCTCGTTTGAGCGACCGCGCTTTGGCCACCTTAACGTCATGCTGCCTGACGTGGGCGAGAACGGCCGACCCAATGGCTTGGGCCACTTGGATCGGCACGGCATTTCCGACTTGGGTATAGTGTTTGCTGAGATTGTCTCCGGCAAATCGAAATGAATCCGGGAATCCTTGGAGGCGGGCCGCCTCCCTGACGGAAATAGTCCTGTCTTGAGTGGGGTGTACGTAGGCGCCCCAGTGAGGATCGCACTTCGTCAGGATCGTGGAGGCGAAGCCGCCGCGCGAGAGCCTTCCATAGCGCTTCGTATGGTCCTGTAGCCGCGCCCTCTTCATGCCCGCCGGAAGAAGATCGCGTGGCACGTTCCGCCAATTGCCGCCCTCGGGCACATGGACAATGCGATCGAGGTTTACAGACGCCAGCGCGTGACAAACGTGATTGTACAACTGCGGCGCGGCGCGGCGCATCTCCCTTTGATACGTCGTCGTCGGATGACTCGACGCCCAAGGCGCGATTTGAACACCCCCACCGTTCTCGATCTCGGGAAGGTCACCGATTGCCTGCCAGACGGTTACCGGACGTTTCGTCGCGCCCGCAGGACGCTCCTTTGGACCGCCCCACTTGGCCAGTGCCGGCGACCAGTGCGTGGGGTTGGGCAGGAGCTCGGAGGCAGCACCAATGCGGCTCGCAACTATAAAGACCCTTCTGCGCAGTTGTGGCGTTCCAAACTCCTCCGCAGACAGGCGGCCGACGACTGCATCAAAACCCAGCTCTTTGAGGCTTGCCAGTATTTCGTCTACGACCCGACCGCCGTCGATCGACAGAATGCCGGGGACGTTTTCCATCACCAGTGTCTTGGGATTCAGGGCTCCAACCAGCGTCAGATAGTGCTCGAAAAGTCGCGCGCGCTCGTCGACTGCCGATCTGTGGTGGTTGTTGTGGCTGAAAGACTGGCAAGGCGGCCCGCCAACGAGACAGTCGAGGTCGCCTCTCTCTATGCCGCAATCCGCAAGGAGCTCATCCGCGGCGAGCTTAGATACGGGCCCTTCGAAGAAGGAGGCCTCCGGAAAATTGAGCCTGAAAGTCTGTGCTGCATCCGGGTCGACGTCGTTCCCTGCGACGATGCCCCACCCAGCCGACCTAAATCCGACCGCAAGGCCGCCAGCACCGGCGAATAGGTCTACGCAGCGGTGGGAGGCGGCGACGGTTGTTCTCCGTTCTGTGTACCTGATTTCGCTCAAGCTTTCTGCCCTCATATGCCCCCAAAGCTCGGAGAATCAAGAACTTTTAGAGTTTACCATGATCTCAACAAAAGGTGAACATCTGGTTAACGAGCCCGGCTCCCGCTGCGTCCACGTCAGCCCTTGACAACTTGATGGGCTGCCATCATCTTGCGTGAAGTTGCCTGAGCAAGAAAGGAAAGATCAGATGGCTAATGGTGAAGCGCCCACGCTGGAGGCTCTTCCGCACAAAGCGGAGCGGGCCCTCTTTGAGAAGATCGGTAACACGGAGTGGGAACTCCGAGAGCTCAGGCTCGATGTTCACAACGACGTAGCCCTTTGGGCCGACAATCCGCGCCTTCAGACTTCCCTGATGGAGGGGTTCTCGTCCGAGGCGGACCTTGAGGAGGCGCTCCGCCTGTCTCCGGGGTATGACGGGCTGCGCAAGTCGATCCAGGAGATCGGCCAGATGCAGTCGATCTACGTTCAGCGCACGGCGACTGGGAAGTATCTGGTGCTTGAGGGTGCCACCCGCGTCACCATCCTCCGGGAGTTGGATCGCAAGTTCACTAGCGGCAAGAACCAGGATGTCTTTCGCTACGTGCAGGCCAAGGTACTTCCGCAGAATTTCGGCGAAAAGGATGTCGCGATCTTGCTCGCGGGCATTCACGTGCGCGGCTCCGGCGTCCGTGACTGGGGCCGCTACATCGAGGCCAAGTTCATCTACGAGACCGTGGTCGGGCGTCCCGGACATCCGCCACTGATGAACCAGGCCACGCTGGCCGAGAATATGGGCAAATCGGAGTCGTGGGTGGCGCGGCTGAAGAGCGCCTATGAGTTCGCGCTCAAGTTCGTCGAGTACGTGGATGACGACCCGAATCCGCGGAAGCTCGCGGCCGAGAAGTTCAGCACCCTGGAGGAGATCAGCAAGGCGCGTGTCATCGGACCGCAGCTCCGGGATTTTGACAATAAGGCCTACGACGACCTCCGGCGGGACGTCTTCGACATGGTCCGTAATGACGTCTTCAAGGAGTATCGGGACGCCCGTTTCCTGAAGGAGTTCTACGACGACCCGGATGCGTGGGCCCAGCTCATGTCCGGGGAGAAACACATCGCCAACAAACTTGCCCAGCAGACTCAAGACAAGAGCAGCCATCCGAAGGCGAAGATCGCCGCCATGCCTCAACTCGTCAGGCGAGCGCTCGACCGCGGCGAGGATGGCTTCGACGACGAGGACGTCACGAGCCTCCAACAGACGATCGACCTCATTGAGGACAAGGTGCACGATGGGGTTCACCCCTACCGGCTCGCACTCAAGAAGGCGACCCGGACGTTGAACAAGGCGAGCAGGGCCGATGTAGTGGATCTCCAGCCCTCTGACATCGAGGAGTTCCGCGAGGCGTACGCTTACTTTGACGGTCTGGTGGGGCAGCACTTCCAGGCCCGGGGGGCGTGACTTGGGCTTCGAGCTTCTCCAGCATCAGCATGAGGGCGTAGCGTTTCTCACTGGGCGCGGCGTCGGTCTCCTGGCGTTCGAGCAGGGCCTCGGCAAGACCTTCGTCGCAATCGAAGCATTTCGTAGACTACTCGACGCGGGGCAGGCCGACAGGTTGCTGGTGATCTGCCCCAATTCCCTGAAGCGCAATTGGGTGGCTGAGTTCACCAAGTTCGCGCCTTCAGTGTCGGTGGACGTTGCGGAGGGGGTGCCGAAAAAGAGACGCGCTACGTTCAGGGAATCGCGCGCAAGGGTGATCATCACCAGCTACGAGACCGCCCGCTCCGAAACAACCGCGCTGCTCGCGCTGGCGCAGCGGCAGCGAACGGTTCTCGTGTTGGATGAGTCCCACGCCGCGAAGAATTGGCGGTCCCAAACCTCTGCGGCCGCCAGGATCGTGGCGCCGCATTGCAAGTTCCGCTGGCTTCTGTCCGGCACCCCCGTCACGAACACGGCGACCGACCTGTTCACGCAAGTCGAGATCATTGAGCCAGGGCGGGGCTCGCTGGGCTCGCTGGAATCATTCACAGCCCGGCTAGAGGACGACCCCGAAGCGTCCTTTGCGAGGGATGTCTTCGACAGGCTGATCCTTCGTCGCACGAAGGAGCAGTGCCTCGACCTTCCCGAGAAATCCTTCGTGGATGTCCGTGTCGAGCTCCCGCCCTGGCAGCGGCGCCTCTATGACAAGATGCGGGACGAGATGGTCTGTGAGATCGAGGCCATGAGCGGGGAACAGTATCGCGCCTACGCTTCGACGGCGCTCGCCAAGCTCACCAGGCTCGTGCAATTGGCCTGCAACCCGTCACTGATCTTCCCGGAGGCGGAGGGGACGCCTGCCAAGTTCGAGGCACTCGACGGCGTGATCGAGGATATTCTCTCCGTGCCTGGCCGCAAGGTAATCCTCTGGTCAAACTACATCCGGACAATCGAGACGCTCCTCGCCCGGATACCCGGCGCCGTCGCGATCTATGGCGGGACGCCGACATCCGAGCGCCAGGAAATCGCCGCGAGTTTTCAGCAGGACCCGGACGTCCGTGTGCTGATAGCGAACCCGGCCGCCGCCGGCACCGGTTTTACGCTCACGGCCGCGAGCTTCACCATCTACGAGTCCCTCTCGTGGCGGTACGACCACTACGCGCAGAGCCAGGACCGTAACCACCGGATCGGCCAGACCGAGCCCGTCACCTATCTGCGCCTAATTGCAGCCGACACCATCGAGGAGGCCATCGTAGTCGCGCTGGAGCGGAAGTCGGCCCTCGCCCGAACCCTCCTAGGGGACGAGGGTGCGGGAGACGATGTATCGCGGCTCACCAAGGAGGAGATGTGCGAACTCCTCAGGTCGAACCGACTCCCGGCGGCCTAGCGATGGCGGACAGGATCAGCCCCGAGCAGAGATCCCGAAACATGTCCCGTATAAAGGGACGGGATACCAAGCCGGAGGTTCGGCTCCGCTCGGCGCTGCACCGCGCTGGTCTCCGCTTCCGCGTCTGCCGGACGGACCTCCCCGGCCGACCAGACATAGTGTTCCCGCGACACAGGCTGGCGATACAGGTGCGGGGGTGTTTCTGGCATCAGCACGAGGGTTGCGGCGGTGCACGGATGCCCGGATCGAACTTGGAATACTGGCGACCAAAGCTGCAACGGAACGTGCGGCGCGACGCCGAGAAGGATGCGGAACTGAGGGAACTGGGTTGGCGCGTGATGGTCGTGTGGGAATGCGAAATTAGCACACAGAGCAGCGTCTCAGATGTCGTGGATACTGTTTCAGCAACTCTTACGCATACGCTAAGGGCAGAATGATGGGAAACCTACTCCCGCAGATTTTGGAAAATGTTTCGGCGACTGCCTCATTGGTTTCGGCATTAATTGCCGCCGCTGTTGCGTTTTTCGTCCTTGCTCTGAACCAATCATTCTCTCGCCGCCAACAGAGGATACAGTTTCTGCAGCCAAAATTAGAAGAGCTCTATCTTCTAATGAATGAGGTCTCTGAACGGAACGTCCGACTCTTCAAGCTCCTTGTGGCAAGCACACACGGGGACATCGGGGCCAAGCAGGAACTCGATAGCCTGGACGAACTGGCGGCCTACGGTCACCTGACAGCAAAGAAAATGGTGATGCTGGTCCGCCTATATTTTCCAAGACTCTCACGAATTCACCAGCATCTGTTCGCTGCTGAAAGGCAGTTGAGCCAACACATGTGGGAACTATCGACAGGTGATATACCAAGTCAGGAAACACTAATCGGGGCTTCAGGCAATGTGGGGCACATGCTCCGATTGATGGAACAGGAAATGGTCAACAATCAGGGCATTCTTCTCGGAGCGAGCAGCCTTCTTCGGCGCTATCGGTCGGTGACCAAGGCAGAAATCGAGGACGTTCCCCCGCCGCCCGATGGACCTCCTTTGGCAAACATGAAGCGATAACGTGAAGGTCTTTATCACGCGCGTGTGGGGATTTGATCCGGAGCGCTGGCCGGTCATCACGTTCGGCCTCGAAGGCAACCGGGACAACCTCCTCCAGGATTCGTCGCCGGGCGACCGCATAGTATTTGTCGGAACCCTGCGCGAGCCGACGCCGGAACCTCTCCGCGGACGCCTCTTGGGAATGGCGGAGATAGGGCGTATTGCGGTGGATACCCTCGACGTCATCGGTGAGGATGTTCGCGGCCCCCAAGACTACGACGAGGCGGGGCACTTCCGTTGGCCCAAGGCCATACTTATGGTCAGGGCTTGGCGTTTCAGGCCTCAGCCGATGCTTCTGGATGTACTGGCTGAGCAGCTTCCCTATCATGCGACCTCGCAAGCAGTGCTTCTGGATGGCAGGGATGCAGATGCCGTAATGAGCATCAATGCCGAAGAGGTCGAAATTCCGACGTCTGAGGCCCTCATCAAGGCAAGGCTTCTCGATAAGGCGCTGAACACGGGCCGTCCGACGACGGGGCCGGAACCAAAGTCCTGGGAGGGTTCGACGGGTCGAGATGTGAACAGGACCGCATTCACCTATGCGCTGCGGTTCGGCCAGACGGATATCTGGAAGATAGGGCACGCCGTTGACGTGAAGGAGAGGCTTAAGCAGGTAAATTGCCATATCCCGCCGGAGGCGGTGCCAGAGCGGTGGAATGCGAGATTCCAGCAGGCTTGGGACAGCGAGACGGACGCCTACGGTATGGAGCAGCGAGTCTTGCGGGCCCTCGCGGCGAGCAGAACCGAGGGGGAGCGAGTCAGATGCACGGAGACCGAACTCTGGGCGGCCTGGCTGGCTGGGATCGGAGTATGA